TCTCTGATATTGGTTGTCGTCGATGGCCTCGCGGGTGATCACAAAACTCAATCCGACCCTTCTGTGCACGTAGGTGTTAATGTTACGTTGGCCCATAGAATCAGTCGCTATTGCTGCGCCTTCAGCCTTAACATCAGCAGCTCCTAAATACTTCATTTCTACATCAATTTCTTGATATAAATTAGATTGATGAGTTTTAAATATTTCTTCCCATTGATCGGGGTATGGTTTAGATAGCCCAAAAACCGCTTGTAAGGCTGGGCGTAATAGTGTCGAAATCTGACCAGTATTAATCATAATTTTTTCCTTTTATTTATTGTTTTATTAAATCAGCGCTTCAGCCAAATTACCTACACGAAATAAGTGATTATTAATCGTGACACGTACATTTAAAAATGGTCTGACAGCCTGAGTAACTGGATCTAAAACCACATTCTCTGGATCAGGAGTAAAGCCTATTACTTTAAGAGGCAATGTCGCTGCCGTTCTGTCCGTAGCAACAGTTCCTACAATATTTAAGTAAACTGCCGATTGACCGCTTCTAGTAGAACCAGTTGTAGGGTTATTTGGTATTAAATTTGCACCACCACCTGCACGTCCAAAAGCGAAATTTTGGAAAAAATACGCTGCCGTTGTAGCAGCAGGACTGAATGTGGCATCAACTAACACATTAGTTGCAGTAGAAACCTGAATCTCGTAAACAACATCTGGATCATCTAATACGAATGCTTTGATTTTACTACCAGCCACAACTTGTGAACTAGCAGGCCAAAAAGGAGATTTGATTAAATTGTTTGTACCAACTACAGTTGATTCATATTCACACCCCATAAAAACACCCAAAATTGGTTGGTCTTCATTTGCTACCGTGCCATTAAATATAGTATAATTGGCAATAGTTGGGCCTTCTAAGACATTATTTACCCCGATTGGGTTTAGAATTACAGGATCTCCAGTAAATATACTTTCATCATATGTAGTTGTGCCAGCAGCATCTGCGTAAATGAAATATTCGTTTGTTTTTTCCGTCCAACTTCCACCGCTGATAGAAGAGTAAGGTCGCAGCCCAAAAGGCGCGTTAGTTCCGTTAGCCATAAAAAACCTCTTATGATTTAATTATTAAAATAAAAATAAAATCTTTTGAGGATAGACCTTGAAACCGAATGCGATTTTTTTGTTAGTTTCGCAAAACTGGGGTGATATTTAAAGGGATATATTCTGACCTATTTAGGACGCTTTAATGTCTCGTCTGACAATCACTTTGTGGAAAGTGATAAAAAATACGATTTTAAGTTTCGTAGAACTAATTTGTAGTAAACTAAGCGTTTTCTACTTATTTATATATTGTATCAGGCTTTTATAACTTTTAAGAAAAACTTCTATTAAAAAATTAAAAAGCCTTACATTATCATACCCATCATTCCCTCAGGCACTGATTGTACTAATACACCGCTAGCATCAACGATAGACACAGTAACTGAAGTAGTCGTTTTTAGAGTCCAATATGCATGAGATACAAAAGGCGTAGCACCGCCATTGCTTCCTAAACCTGGCAACAAACCGTAATTTGTGGAATCAAGAGGAGTAGTAAAGTTAATAGTATAAATGCCCCCAGATCCAGTGATAGATGCTACATTGAATTGCTGCTGTATAACAATTGTATTATTGCTAAGAGGCACTAGAGTATCAGTAAAAGTGAAATATACTCGTGGAGTTGCTACTCCAGAAAGACCACCCCCAGCATCAATTGACACACCATTTATGACAACATCGCCAGTTCCAGTAGTATTTATATTTATATCTTCATTAATATCAGCAGAAATAGTATTGCCACTTAAACTAAGACCATTTGTAAGAGTAAGTGAATCAAAATCTACTGAGCTATCTAAATTAATAACTGGATTGGTAGTAATGCCGTCTCCATCACTAACGTTAATATTAGTGCCACCTAATATTGTTCTGGTACTCCATGTTAGATCTGGGGCAGCGGATGTTATAACTGTGAATCCAGTAGTATTTACATTATTTAAATTAGATATAGATGTAGGCAACTTGAAATCTATTATTCCGCCAGGAGGGGAAAGAGGACTTCCACTAATATTAATCGAACTATCGCTACTTTGAGCTGCTACCGAGTTGATCCCTGTTGAGCCATCAGTTAGACGGATAGGATTCCAACTACCATTAGTCGTAGAATTATCGTTTAGATATAAATAATATATATCACCAGGTAGGACATCCGTAATAAGGGTTATCCCGTCATTGGCTAATATCTGAAAAGGAAATAATCCTATATTATTATATTGAGAATTTTGACCAGGCGATGCCAAAGTTGCATCTGGTAAAGTAATTGACCACCCGTTATCTCGTTGAATAAAATCGAGAGGGCTAATGCCAACTGAAACAATAGTAGAGGACTGAACCCACTTAGTGTTTGCATTAGCAGTTCCGCTTGTAACCTGAACAAAATCTCCCTTCTGTATTTTAGAGGGAGTATCGTAATTGGTAGCACGAGTTAAAACCCAATCAACCGAAATAGCATCACCCGCTGTAGTTACTGTATATATACCATTTGTATTACTTAATGGCGTTTGATTTTTTACGAGGATTCTTGATCCTACGACAGGAGTTAAACCATCAACACTAAATTCAGCATATGCACCATTGTTAGTCAAAGTCGCACCAACCCCAGAGACTCCATTATTATAAGCAGCAATTAAATTACTAGTAGTAGCTGCTACGCAGTCCATCTGGATTTGTGACGTAGTGATATTATTGATATCTGCTACGACCTCCCCTTCTTGGAAAGAGAATGGCCACGACAATATTATGTCGCCGTTTAAGTCAATTTGTTGATACGAACTTTGTGCCATAATTAAAAGCTACCAAATGTATTAAGAGCTTGCGGTCTACCGCTACTATCATTATTAACACCTTGCAATGATCTTAATTTAGAATCAGTAAGAGCATTTAATTTCTGTGTTTGTCTAACATTATATTCCGCTGGACGTTCTAATAAGATAAGATCTTTATGTACATAATATTTCTGCGCAACTGGATCAGTTAGCATTACATCCAAAGATTTTTTACTAAATCTTTCCACTGGCACAGGAGTCCAACATTGTCCCATTAATGCCGGAATCCTGTAATCATCTTCACCTCTAACGTTTTTTCTTCCAAAATGATAAACATACCCTTCCCTCATTACTTCTGGAGGTATAGCTAAAGGATTTGCATAATCTATATCATAGATATCTCTCATTTCGTGCATTCTTGTTTCTGAATCTCTAGTAGTGCGTGGTTTAGTCATATTATTTACCTTTTTTTAATTCTGGAAATTTATATTGAAGTAATAGTTCCTCGCTAACACCATCAAGACCAGCGCATATTTGTCTTTCATCAGCTGTTAAAACATATTTTTTTGAAGATGGGTTTCTTGAGCTAGATGAGGTACTATAAGAATTTCTGACACCCCCAACATGACCTCCTGAACTTAAGTTTCTAGATGGCTTCTGCCTTGTATTGGGTGCTTCCGATTGCATTCTATTTTGAGCTTGACCAATATATTGATCTATAGTGTCAAAATATTCTTTAGTGAAATATACATTTTGTTGCCCATTCTTAGCTAAGTCTGAGTCCATGTAATTAACAAACTCGGAGACTTCCTGTGCTAGTTCAGGTACATATTCAACTGATCCTGGCTTTAAATAAGGGTGTTCGTCCATCCAGTCATTAGCGATTTCAGTGTTAATTTCATCATTATATTGTCTAGACGGCTCGTTATTAGCTGGTCGTTGCTCTTGAGCATTAGAAGCTTCCCATCGCTCAAGTCTGTCAACATTATTTACAGCCTTAGTAAAAGCAATATCAGCATCATTAAAAGCATCAGCATCACCATCTTCTAACGCTTTTTTTCTTAATTCCTTTGCCTTATCTAATTCAGAATGAGTGGTTTTGCTAAAATGATAAGCACCTGAATCTAAAGCCTCTTTTAACTGCTTCTCTAGCATTTCAACTTTCTCTAAAGCTGCCTTCTCCCCCGCTAAAGCTCTGTACTTAGACTTCTTTACTTTCCATAGCTTTTCTTCCTTTTTAGGCTCTTCTTTTTTAGACTCTTCTTCAACAACTTGCTCATCTAACCCCTCGCTATCTTCTTCTGCCGGGAGCTCATGATCTTGAAGCTCTTCATTAGGATTTTTTCCGACCCCTTCTTCGCCGCCTTTTAATCTTTCTATTTCTTCGAATGCGCTCTGTATCTCAGCCGATCCCATGTTATCTTCCATATCGACTAAATTATTATCTAAACCATCTGCGGCTTCATTGTTATTTGTCATTTATTTTACCAATTTATTTAAACTGAAAGTCTAGTAACATCCCTTGGGTCATTTACAACCTTAAGAATCGCATCATCATTAAGTGTGATTGTAGTTTGGCCTTTATATGAATAAGTATGTCCGTGCGCTCTTGGGAACATTACCCAATCACCAACCTTGCAATAAGGTCCCGTTAGATTATAACGCTCATCCTGATAAGCACTCTTTGACATCTTCACTACTAAGCCTACGAAATTACTAATCTTATTTTTTGAGTCAATTTCGCCTGATATTTCACTAGTCATAATTAGTGAACTATTAGCATATTTCATATCTTTTGGCGGAACATATACTCTAATCAATACTTGCCAACCTTGAGGCTCATCCCCTTGATATTTAGCTATTTCCTCATCTAGATTATAATTTTCAAAGTCTATTCCTTGATCTGTTAATTCTCCTACTTTATTACTCATCTTCATTCCTCTTTTTAAATGTTTCGTTGTATATATCAATAGCATCCTGAAGGCCTTTAATATGACCCGCTAGATATCTATAAGACGCAAAATCTTGAATATTGCCTTTCAGCATGTAGCTTTCTAATTCTTGTTTTGCGTCATTAAAGTTTTTCTTTAATCTCTCATGTAGCATTTACAATATATCTTTTAGTGATTTCTTTTTGCCCCCTTTTGGAGTGCCATCGGCAGTCGCTTCGCCATGTCTAATCTTAGCAACTCCTCCCATAGCAAACTTTTTAACAGCGCCACCTTTCATGTAACCTTCTTTTTTAACAGCGCCGCCTTTCATATAAGGTTTCATTCTGCTTTTATTGGCAGATGACTTTGTTTCGTATACATTGTCTACCATGCCTTGGTTATTAGTTAATCTATCGGCTAACTCTCGCATTGAGTCTTTTGTGCCTTGGTAACCAGCTCTCATGTTTTTATTAAAATCCATAATTTATAATCCTTGTTTTGTTAATTCAGTTTGTGATTTTAGTTGTGCAATACCTTCTGTAGACGCGATCTTAGCTCTCTCTTTTTCGAAATCTAATTCAGTCTTGTACTTATCTACTTCTGTTCTTTGAGCAGCTAAACCTTCTGTAGATTCAATCTTAGCCTGCTCTTTTTCAAAATCTAATTCGGTCTTAAACTTATCTAATTCCGCACGTTGTACCGCTAGCTCTCTATCAGATTCAATTTTGGCTTTTTCTCTTTCAAAATCTAATTGAGAATTAAAGATGTCGGCTTCAGTTTTTTGACTCGCTATACCTTCCATAGATTCAATTTTAGCTCTTTCTTTTTCGAAATCTAATTCGGTCTTAATAGCTTCAGATTCCGCTTTTTGATTTGTAATATCTTCCGCAGATGCAATCTTAACCTTCTCTTTTTCGAAATCTAATTGCGCCCTAAAGATATCCGCTTCTGTTTTCTGCGTTGCCATTCTTTCTTTAGCTTCTATTTCAGCTTGTTTCTGCTGAATATCCGCCATTAGCAATGCATTCGGATCGATTTGCTCCTGTTGTTCTGGTGCATCAGATTGCGTATCTTCTAAAGCTTCTGCGATAGCCAGAGCAATAGTGTTTTGAACTTCTGGGTCTGATATTTGTTCAAGCGGTGGTAGTTCCATACCCATTAACTGCTGTGCTTTAATTAAATATTCTAAAGCCTTATGCTCATTAATATGTGCCATGATTTCAGCTTGGAACTCGGGGTTTTCTTGCGCAAATAGTCCATGTACTAACATGTGAGCCGGATGATCTTGCCAAACAGCAGCCTTTACAGGCTCATTTCTCATTATGTTAATATTCTCACTGACAGGATCTAGCGGAAGTATTTCTTCTTCTTCAGGATCTGGTATCAAGATTTTATCAATCTCTTCAGGGGCTAAACCTTGTGCTTCATAATTTAATTTAAACACTTCCCTTAAGTTGTGAAGTTCAGGTGCTTGCATCGAAGTTCTAAGAGCCGAATCAGCTTTCATCATCTTTTGAACTGAAGAATTAACCGACGGATCAGAGATTGGAATGACTACTACTTCTTCAATAAAATCATCAGAAGTGATAGTATTTCTATTTTCTCCTAAACTGAACTCCTCCTCATCTAGAGTTTTTCTGAAAATCTTGTCTATTAGCTGCAATTCTCTAGTGAAAGAAACATGAATAGAACGTAAAACTGCCGATTGAATCTTATTTTTTTCCTCCAAGAGTGCTATAGTAGTACCAGTTGGGATATCTTCTTTAGAGTCAAGCATCCCCATTTCACTAGTAGAGGCTAACTCTCTAGTTTGATCTGCAACCCCCATCATGAGTTCACGAAGAGTTCCATCAGCTCCAGAATAAGGAAAAGGCATAAAGGCTTCAGCAAGAGGTATACCCCCTGTGTCTACTTCTATAAACTGCCCTGGTGAAGCAATTAAACTAGGATCTTGTTGTTTAAATGTTTTCGCCCTAATCCCGCCGGGGAAGTTTTTGAACTTACCAGCATCTATTGATTGACGTAATATGGTAGTTAAGGTAATAGCATTTGAGCCTATAAGCTGAGCAAGCCCTAACCCATAAATATTAAATCCAGGTAAATAAGTATATTGAACAAAATACTCTTCTCTTTTTTGATCTTCGTCGTCTTCTTCCCAGTTTTTTCGAATTGAGAGTATTTCTTTAGACGTTTTGTCAATTGTTACTATATATGGCAAAGGCACGGTACTTTCCGTCTCGGCGTCGTCCCTATCTTCTGTAAATTCTTTTAAATTTAGATATGTATGAACTTCATATATTGAAAATAAAGAGCGTTTTTCATATACACTGATATCAACATCGTCTTTCTTTTTAGGAATAGCGACAGAATCAATCTCCTCCATTTCTTCCACGCCCTTTAGATAAGGCAACTCAACATCTCTATAAATATCGTTTTGTTGATTTAGAATAATCTCCCTTTTAGAAAGATGTAGAATATGAGTTAGCCTATTTGATTCTAGGATAGTATTGCAATCAGCATCTATCACAAAATCTTCTGGCATTATAAAGCGACTCAAAGGTCTCTTTAGCAACTTGTCGTAGTATACCTTTTTAAAACCACTCCCATAGAAGCCTAAATGAAGTAAGAATTTCTCGTAATCTGAATAGTAAGCTGCATCTTTAACCGTTAAATAATAATTCAACCAATCTCGAGTTAGCTCACCTTTCCTTTCCACCTCTTCATCACTTAATCCATTAATTCTGAATCCAGCTGGTCCCGACTGTGGTAATAGCTCGGATCTAGCGGTTGCGTAGAAGCGTATCAAGGCAGTCGAAAGAGTCGTGTCAAATGTTCTAGTTGCCTGAGAAAAAGGAGCGTTATTAACGTCTTCTAATGAAAAGCCAAGATATTGTTTTGCCTTTTCAACATCGTCAAGCCAACTCTGCCTGGCCTCGATATCTTGGTCAATAGAATCAAGTAATGAACTAGAAAGTTTTTTTCTAGCTTCTTCGGAAAAATCTATAGCTAAATTAGCGTAAAAAGAATCGTTTTTATCTTCCTTTTCTGGGATTGGAGCTGATCCAACCTCATATACACTAGAGCCGTCCTCCAACTCCTCTATCTTTCTGATATCATCATCTGCGGTTTTCATATATTATGAATCATCTCATGTTTTTATTGAGCGAATACCAGCTAATATTTATGCGTATCAAAACTTCAATATTAGCTGGTAGATATCTATTATTTGTAGTATATATATTTCATATTAATAAGATTGTATCATATGTCTAAGATTCTTGAGAAATTTCTTCAAACTATAAAAAAGCTAGGAAAACACAGTGTTATAGCTCAAGATGATGAACATATTCTTGTATTTCCCGAAATAATAATTTGTGAACATCGCGAACAGGGAGGTAGTCTTTTTCAACTACCAAGAGAAAGTAATATAGATAAGAAAATTCATGTTGTTTTCCTTGTAACGAGTGCATCAAAAGCTACTGATATAGACAAAGTATTCATGGATAATAAAATGCCACTCTTGAGTATTGATAGTAAGACAAAAACTTCCGCTGAAGAAGTTGACAGATTATTGAATGAATTTATTGCGAATAATTTTTCTTATTAGATTTTATTGTTGTTAAAAAACTCCTTTAACCAGTTGTTTTTCAAGTATATTAGTAGAGATTCACCTCTTTTACATAAGGTTGTGAATGCCTTTCGTCCTTTGGACTTGAGATAAAATAACCGTATTTTAATTTCAGGAAAGCTTGAGACATAGTATCTACTATATCTTTAGACTCAGCGTTAGGAAAACCAGAGACTGCCTCTAAAAACTCATCTGCAAATGGTAATAAAGCAGTGAATTTAGGCGCTCTAGCAGGAAGCCACACCCTACCACCTTCTATTAAAGGAGTAATTAAACGCACCCTTCCCTCTTTATCACCATGTTTTTTAGGATCAAAAGGCATAGCTTGAACTCCCGCTAATATTAAATCTTGAATTAAAGGAGATCCTGAGGCCTTAGATTCAATAAGGCACATATCTACATTTTTACCTTTAAATCTAGGTTCTCTTTCTTTTCCCGTATCCCTATAATCAAAGTATAAACGTTTAGTTCTTTCTCTAACCTCCGGATATTCCTCCCTTCCTCTCCACATAGATAATAAAATAACGTTAGGTATATTATTCTCATCATTGAATACTCCCCATGTAGTACAGGCCGAATAAGATGTTATTCCACCCCCAGCTTCCTGTGTAATTTTCTTTGTAGTAAGAGCTGTATCCCAACTCTGAACAACAAAATCAATTTGTGGAGGAGTTGAATCTTTCCACCATCTAAACCATTCCTTCTGAATTATACAGCCTTTTGCTGGTGAAGGACGTTGTTGATATTGTCCTGCATAACCATAACTGCCTAAATCCTCTTTTGTTTGCTCAACTTCTTTAGCACCAAAACGCTCTGGACAAAGTAGTTCTCCTTCTTCTGTTCTCCAATCCTCCCATACTTTACCGTTGGTAGATGGCAATACTACTGTTTTAGCCTTTCTATTTAGCTCAAACTCCATAGGCATAATTAATTTAACCCAAGAATCACTTACATCATTATCCATAATATAGCCCGAGATATCTCGTTCATGTGATCTTTGTTGAACAACAATCATGCAGTCATTTTTCTTGTTATTTAATCTAGTAGACCAAACCTGCGACCACCAATTTATTCGCCCCTCTCTATCTACCTTCGATTGTCCATCTTTGATATTATTAGCATCATCACTTATCAAAATAGAGCCACCCTCTCCAGTGGCTGCACTCTTGGAAGAAGTAGCTATACGAGACCCCCTATGTGTATTATCAAATCTTCCCTTGGTATTCTGATCTTTTAATAATGAAAAACGAGCTTTCCAGTGTTTCTTATACCATGGAGACTGCATAAGAGTACGACAAAACCTAGAATCACGATGAGCTAATTGCAAAGCGTAACTAGAGCATAAAAATCTCTCAGAAGGATTACGTAACCAAACCCAAGCGGGAAAGGCTACAGAAATCAATGTTGATTTAGAGAATCTAGGAGGGAGATTAATAAGTAATTTTTTTATCTTGCGGCTAGCTACAAGCTCTAAATGCTCACAAATCACCTCTATGTGCTTCCCTCCAATAAATTCCTGATCACCTACTATATTAGGCCATGCCTGCTTTAAGAACTCATATAACGATATCTCCGCCATCAATGCATTTGCATGACTTTCTAATGTATCTACTTCAAGATCAGATAACTTTTTATTGGTATTGTTAGTCATTCCCTTAACTACTAGTTAAATATCAAAGCGTGATCCAATAGAAAAATGATGACCTTTATATTGGCTATTAAAATTCGAGCATTTAACTTTACCTAGATTTTTCCAACTATACATTAGCTCAATATTTATTTGAGGATACACCTTAAAGCTACTACCTAACATCAATGAATAAGCTAACTTGTTTCTCACTTTGTTAGTATTATTTTCAGTTAGCAAAGGAAAGGTATGAGCGCCAAGAGGTGATAAAGTAGTTCCTGACAAAGTATGAGTTATTTTCTCTGATATTCTTATAGCTCCGACACCTGCACCTATAAATATTTTATGTCCGTTCCTCTCTGCTAGATCTGCATAACCATTGAACATTATAGATTTACTGCTACTCTTACGTTGCATGGATTTAGTCCCTACTGATGTAGAAATTCCGTTATTACATTCGAAGCCGGAGGATTCTTTGTCGAAATTAAATCTTGCTAACTCAAATATAGTATCAACTCTAAATCTATCATTAATATAATAACCAAAACCCAAACCAATAGATGGAGACAGCTTTGACCCCTGCGTTAATTTGAAATTTAAATCAGGCTCATTTGCTTTAATACCCGATATATTAGAGAGTGTATTTACCATCTTTATATAATATTGGTTTTGCTTAGGTTCTGCGCATGATATTGATGCATAATTAATTGCTATCAATAAGCTTAATGTAACAAAAGCAACGAATTTATTGTTAACCATAGTCTTTAACCTATTCTTTTTAATGTAATTCTATATTTTATCACGTTTTTTCGATTTTCTAGATAAATCTAAAATTCATTATCCTCTCCTAAGACAGGTACTACATAATCGTTTTCTATATTAGGTTCTAAAGCTATATTATAAAGATTAGCTTCTTCTTCATTTATTACTATAGCTAATCGCTCTCTTTCTTCTTCCTGTAATCTCTTAACTTCATTTAACCAATCTCTTTCTTGAGCTTGTTCAATCACCAATAATACCAAAGCCTCCCTTTCCAAATCACACTCAGATGCTATGCGGATTATATTCTGCTGTCTAATCTCAAGAGCCTCTTCTTGAGCCTTGATAGACTCTTCTCTCTCTCTCATTAAGTTATTTTGTTCGACTGTTGCTAGATTTATATTCTGTTGTCTTTCTCTTATAGATACCTCTTGTTCTTTGATAAGCTCTTCTTGCTTATCTCTTAATGAGTGGTTATCCAAAGGAGATCCTTGTTTATTTTTGGCTATATCCGTAGTTTTAATATGAGAAAATATACGATTGTTATAGTCTGTTAAAAATCCTTTAGTCATTACAGCTCTCCGTTTAATTGATTTGCTTGTAATTTATTTTATCATACCTATTAAAGACGTGAGAAATTTATGCTAAACCTTGATTAGGTTGCTATCTAACTTATTAGAAGTTATATAGTATTAAACGATTTTCTAAACACCTCTCAAACCTATATAGACAAAGGGATTGAAAAAAATAAATTCCGCTAGTTACACTGGTAATACTAACACGTTGCTATTTATATAATTTTATATTATAATACAATTATGCGAATAATATTTAATATTTACGCATTATATTAATTATATTTAAGGAAAAAAAATGGAAAAAGACGCCCAAGAAGATTCACAAGAAGATACTATATATGACTTCCCTGAATTAGAAGCACGAATTAATGATTTATGTCCTGTTATTATAGATCTTCTTAATAAACATGATATCAAAGGATTAAACCAAATAGTTTCTAGTTATATTGATCATGTTACTCTGCAATATAGCAATCATGAAGATTACGGCTTTACACCAGCAATAATGCCAGATACAGAGCTTCCTATAATTGGGTTAACAATAGAAGATTATGCAAAAACTCTTGGCTGGGGTGAGGATGATGTTATGGCTGCACTAGAGTTAGGATAACTTTGTTCACTATCTCCTTATTTCAAAATGACGAGTAGATTGAAATAAGGAGTCAAAAAGATCTCCTTATTTCAGTCTAAATGTTTTTTAATTGCAACCGGCAATGTTTTATAGTAGTTTTCCATTGCCTGATTAAGATTTTTCGTATTTCTATTTAGTTGATTACTTTCTATATTGATTTTAATTGGGTATTTAGCGGGGTTTTTTAGGTCTTTTGCAATCATTTTTGATCCCGCTAAATTATACATTGCACCGATCTACTTTCTAGTGTAGTGTATATTTACCTAATTAAGAATTTTCTTTTAATATTTAATTGATTGATTACTACGCTTAATTAGATGTATTAGCGAAAGCTTTTTCATAGTAGTTTCCGCTTTCGCTGAATGCATTTATTTCCTTTTATCGACTTAGAAGATTAAGTTCTTCTAAGCCGACCAATTATATTTTTTAAATCCCACTAAATTTCATTAAGAAAACTCTCGCCCAAAATTAGCGTCATAATGTTGATTATGGAAAGTGTCACTTAAATATCACTAATTTTGGTGTACGATCGTTAAAAACTTAGTTTTTGTTGATTTTTACAAAGTCTTAATCCTAGCAATCTATTCTTTGCCTATTTTTTATATTCCCCTCTTATTTCTTCCAATATTGTTTTATGTTCATACTTAATAAACTTTGCTAAATGTTTAACAGCCAATCTTCTCTCTTCCCAAGACTCTTTTTTTAATTCTCCTTGAGATTCTTTTAATTCTCCTTGAGCTTTTATTATTTCATCCAGTTTTTCTTGTTGAGTTTTTATTACTTTGTCTATATCGCTTGATAAATCCAAATACATATACCCACAAATTATACTGATATAGTGATAATCTACAGATAACACATCAAAATATTCAAGTCCTTTAACCACCAAAATTACGCATAAAACATTTATCAACCATCTTAACATCTTCTACCTACTTCTTTTTACTTTTTTTCATGTAGCTAAATACCATTACTAAACCCATACCCACACAACCACAAATTATATTGATATAGTGATTATCTGTAGATATCACACTAAAATGTTCCAATTCGCTTACAACAACCCATATTAATAAAACATCTATAAAAACTTTTAACATCGTCTACCTCCAACAATTAACACAACATGCGCTGCATCCTTTTTATACCAATGGACTCAGCGCATGTTTTTATATTACTTAATTAACAACTTGGCTAATCAAGTATTGTCTTCTCCCAAAACTTCATCACAAAGAATCCACTCTTTCAAAGGATCTATGTTATGTTTATTGAATATATCTAATGCCCTTTGTATAGATTGTAAATGTAATGTTTCTTTCATTGATTCGTCGTCTTCTTTAGTCATATTTTTTCTTCTTTCCTCCATTAAAATGCCATGTTCCTTCGTATTTTTCACCCTTTCCTCATTTAAAATTTTGTATTCAGTCATAATTTCTCTCCTGTTTATTTGTTAGCAGATGCTCATAATATCATTTATAATTTTACTATATTCCTTGTCATAAATTCCATATCCTATAATTTTATTATTATCGTCAAAGATTGGTTCAACTATATCAATTAATCCTTGAAGCATACCCAATACATCAAATACATTGTCTTTATCACTCATCTTAACCTTGTTTATTACGATTTTCTCTATACAATCGAACATCATTTTATATTTTTCATCCTTTGGTTTATCGTGATCTCTGATCTTTGTTAAAAACCATGAGGCCGAACCCTTATAATTTATAAGATTATTTTCAAGCATAAACTGATATAATTTTTCATAATCTTTGTTGTTTTCTTCAGTCATAACTTTTCTCCTGTTTTGTTTATTATATATATTCATCTAAAAAGATAAAACCGAGGGGTTAAACTTGTTTAGATAAATGGAATGAGTTAACTAGCGAATTATAGGCGTTTTCGAACATATTATCAGCATGTCCAGAAAACGGCCGTTTTCTGGAATCTATGCATGAAAGCTAACATCATGGTATTGCAATTAGTATGCGCATAATGATAATTGATATTAAACTCTAGTTCGTTTTGTTCCTTCATAATAATATATTCCTTATCTCATTCAATTCTTTCTTTAGCTCTCTTTCCTTATTTTCTTGAAATTTCTTTTTAAAACCAGCCCAAGCATCGTTTTCTGAATTAAGCTCTATAGGAACTATATATTCCGGCATTTTTATAAGTTTAGTTTTAGCTCCAGTTCTACCAGCAGCTTTATCAGCTATTCTCCTTAACGCTCTGATTTTAGCGCCTTTATTATAAGCTTCATTTAATTCTGGTTGTTCTCTTCTTAACTTCACAAATCTACCAGCCTTAATTCCAAAATCGTGAGCTACCTTCTCACTCGGAAATAATTCAGCTAATTCCGTTACTTTCAATAACTGTTCTTTTGTGAATATTTGATCGTCTTCTATCATAAACCTCTATCCTCAAGTTCACCTGATAAGTCCATTAATTGCTCAACTAAAGACTTAATATCACCTTGTGTATTTATTATCTTATCTTGATTAACGTATTCCTCGTTTTCAATACCACCAACAGATTTCATTACTCCTTTTAGTTTTGTGCTTAAAAGCTGTAGTTCTTGTTTTAAGTTCATAGTTTAATCCTCTTGTTTACTCTCATCACCTATATATACGTGCATTTTGTTTTCAATGTATTCCTGCACTGAATTTTTAAAAAAAGATTTTAAGGCTTCGTTTACTACAAAAGCCATCTTTTTATCATTGTTCGCACAATACACCTTAACTTGCCTATGCAAACCTTTATCTATTTTTATATAAACAGATTGTTTTGGTTCATTTAACGGAGGTCTTCCTCTGATAGCCTTTTGTTTTGTTGTCATAGCTCTATATTGATTTAATTTATTACATAGTTATATACGAATCTACATTAAAAGTCAAATAAATATTTAATTGACTTTTAGTATAACCTGAGTTATTGTACGCTAACAATTTAAAAATGAGGATTAATATGACAGACGAAGACAACCTAGACTCTAGAAAAGAGAAACTAACAACACAAATCATAGAGATGTATTTTAATAAACAAGTCTCGGTTGATACTAGGGACTTTATATTACACAGAATAAACACGGATGACGCAGCTTATTTTTTAAGCGTTGAGCAATCTCTGAAAAATCCCGACTTGTTTGCACGACTATCTAATCATAATGATAAATATAACAAAAGAATTGACGAATTAGCAGATCGTCCTTTTAAGATGAATAATATAAAAGTTTTAAAAAAACTAGGGGAATCACTTATAAAAAAAGGCTTTGCTAAAGAAGAAGCGGGCGGAGAGGGATTCTCTTTAATAAAACTAGACCTAACAAATGCAGCAACAGATATTGATAATTTAACTGATGATGAATTTATTTTATACGAACAAGTTAATGGTATGAACATAGAGCATTATAATTCAAAGAGGTAAAAATGTACGAAGAGGTAAAAATGACGAATGAATTTAATGAAAAATTCAGAAAGAAACTGAACGAACTAGATATTGAAAAAATGACCTTCAAAGATCCTAAACAACTTAGAAAAAATTTGGTAGATAAAGGCTTTTTAGACACTTCAGTAGATCAAAAAAAGATTAGAATTTCTGATAATTTTAATAACAAAGATATGGATATAGACATTTTAAATGATGATGAATTTTTATATCTTTATGGGGTAATGAAAGAAGTAAGCAGAGGAAAAACATGACTGAACCAGACAGCCTAAAAGCACAATCAAAAAAAAGAGTTATGTATATTCCTAGTACTATGGAACATGCGGAAGCTCATCAAAAAGCTTGGGCAAAGCATGGAGTAGAAATAAGACTAATGGAAATTACAGAGGATAAAAAAGAGGATGAAAATTTCGAGGATTGGAAGAAAGACCTAGAAAAAAAGGTTGTTGACTTGCACCTGACAAAACAGATATCAGAGTTTGTTAGAGACACGGCATTAGGGAGTTTAAGATCAAATGACGCAGAACTCATAGAATCACAGGAATCATTCTTGCAGAACTGCATCTATTCTCATGAATATTCTAAAAGATTAGACTTATTATCTGAGATAACATTGAATTTAAATAAAAAAGAGAGCGAAGAAATACATAACTCTCTAGTAGAAAAAGGTTTTTTAAATGATGAAGGCGATGACAAGTTGAGCATGATTTTTAAAAACAGAACTAAGGAGGATGTTTTTAAGTTAACAGACACAGAGTTTCTTGTTTATCATATAATAGAAACAAATATTCTGGAACAGATGGAAGAAGAGGACTAATATGACTAAACCTGAGAACCTAGAAGTTAGGAAGTATAAGCTAGAAGATGAAATAGTTAAGGGTATAACGTTTGCTGATTTTATAGAAGCAGCATCAATAGAGCTTTTTGAATTAGAATGCAGGGAATCAAAACCAATGAACCTTAAGGAACTTAAAGAAGCCATGTCTTCAAACCTAAGCGAATCAGAATTATAATTTATTAAACAAATTAAAGGAGAGAAGAATGACTAAACAAGATGACCTAGATGTTAGGAAGCAGAAGTTAAAAGAGAAAATTATTGATCTTTATACAAATAATAATCTCTCGGAAATAGCTAAAATAGGTATGTTAAATTTAATATCCAGAGCTAATATTAAATTTATTTCAATTGTTGAGGAACGTATAAAAAATCCCGACAATTTTGTAAAAGAATTTAATGCTCATGAAGCTCACTCATCTAAAATAGTAGACGATATTGCAGCTACCAATTCTCTAAAGCCTCTAGAGAGATTATTAGATGGTATCTAGTTATATGAATTAAATAATATGGAGGAACAATATGACTAAAGACAGCCTAGATGCTAGAATGCAAAATTTAAAAGAAAAGGTTATAGATTTGTATGTAACCAAACAGATATCAAACTACTCAAGAGATACTGCTTTAGAAGTGCTAGAAGAGGCACTAGAAGAAGCCGATAATACATCTAAGTTTCTAGAATCATCAGATCAATTTCTTAAGACATGTATTTTTTCCAATGATTATGATAAAAAATTAGAGGAAATTTCGGATAAAAGCTTTGAGTTTGATAAAAACGAGATGAAAAAAATAGCTAAAACTCTAATTAAAAAAGGGTTTTTCGAGCAACATAATGATGACAAATATAGTATTGTTGATGATAAATCTAATCTAAACCTTTCTACTTTAACTAATGAAGAGTTTGCGGTTTATAATCAATGCTCAATGGAAACCATGGAGTATAGGGATAATCTTAAGAATAACAATATAACAGAGGAAGCATGACTAACGACAACCTAGATGCTAGGAAACAAAAGCTAGAAGAGCAAGTTATTGATCTTTGGGTAAACAAAGAAATTTCAATTAATATGAAAGAAAAAGTCTTAGATAGGCTAGCCAATACTAGTGATAATGGATATCTTCCTGATTTAGAAGAATCTATAACATCAGGTTCTTTTATAAAACAAGCTATTTTCTGCGACACTTTATACGAAAGGATGAAAAGACTACAAGATGAAGGAGTGAATACTAGGGGTTTAATCCTAAAAGCAAAGGAACAATATGAACAAATAATGGACTCGTTGATAAACAAAAAACTCATTAAAAAAAGGGGTAGTGAGTTCGGAGCGTATGATTTTGCCTATATTGACCTTTCTACTATAACTAATTTATCTGATTTAGAGGTTTTTATTTATAAAAAATTTCTAGATGCCCTTGAGCTTTGATAAACAAGCCAAATATATATTTTAATTATTAGAGGAGCAGCATGACTAACGATAACCTAGAGATTATAAAACGAATTAAAGAACTGTATACAAGCGAACAGATCTCAGCTAGCAAAAAAGATCATTTCCTTAGTAAGATATCGGAACTAGATGAGTATAAGCTAAAGCTTCAAGAATGTTTAAAAACCCCTCATACTGGTGAAAGTAAAACGTTTTTATCTGAAAGTGGGGATGTATCTACTCAAGAAACAATAAAAGAAGATGGCACTATTGGATTCATGAGTTTTGAGCCGTATAATTGGATTAGCGAAAAAGAGATGTGGTTAAAAAAAATAGAACAAGCCACCGCGTTTATATCAAAGCTTGAAGAGGCATTGACCCCCATTGATGAATTTATACAATTCTGCATTATGGACGATGATCTTAAGAAGAGATTTAAGGAACTAGGGTACGACTATGACATTACAATGTTTGCAAATGTACACGCTGGTACAAAGGCATTTGACGCTCTAGAAAAAAGAGGAACTCTTGTTTTTAACAAAGAGAAAGGTACATATTCGTTACCTTCGCTCCATAAGATAGATCTTTGCAGTTTATCTGACGAAGAGCTTGTTGGCCTCAAGACTTTCTGGAAAAAATTAGAATCAAATATATTAGTAGCATGACTAAACCAGACGACATATATACTATAGAACAACTAGAACAACAATATAACAAAGATGAACATGAGATAGAACTACAAGTAGTTTTAGACTCTACTCAATATGCCGAAGCATCAGCTACTGACAAACTTAAAATGTTGCAGTACGCAAACGAATTTAAGTATACTGATGATGATAAAAAACAGGTGGAAGAAGGACTGCAAAAGGTTATGGATTCTCCAAGATATCATAAAGCTTCAGCTGCGGAAAAATTAGAAATGCTAGAATACAAAAGGCGCTTTGTTCCATTTAGAATGCCAAATACAATTTTCATGTCTATGAAGTTCTTGCGGCCAAGTCTATTAGATATTTTTAAGGAGGAGAAAAATGACTAACGGCAAAGAACAAACACCACTACCTAAATGCGACCTGAGAAAGCTTCAACGTAGAATACCTGTAAGACTTCCAGAAGGATATGCCCCAGTGTATATGCCAACACCAGAGAGCTTAGAAGAGAAAGTCGATGTGCTGTATATGACGAGCCAAATAACAGAGCATACGAGAGACGCTGCATTAGAATACCTAACTTCCTCGGTTGTACACGATGATGACGACTTTATAAGATACTGTATTTATTCCGATGATCCTAAAAAAGCATCTAAGATAGACTATTTTACACGAGAGGATATAATGCGATTTGGGTACACCGGAAATAAAATGGTAAAAGTAACTACAACAGTAAAATAGAGGAGGAGAATGATTAAAGATAGAGGAAAAGCCGGAAGAAAGGGCAGCAGTGGATCAAGAAGCAAATATAAAAAATTACAACAAATGAAGACAAATGAAAAAAAGAGAATAGAAAAAATTATAAAAGATGAGGAACAGCATGACAATAACAAAAATCATTGAATTTCAAGAAAAAATGGTAAAGAGATCAGAGAAATTACAAGGCCCATCTGTTAATCTACAAGACGAGCAATACAGAATGAAAGTAGCAAAATCTCTAATAAAAAAAGGATTAATTAAAGAGTCCTCGGATGGCGAGCCGGAATGTATGATTATGCATTCCACAATAAATCCTTATAGTTTAACTGATGATGAAGTTAGGCTTTATATAATTTTAGTAACCAACGTGTAGAGATAATATGACTAAACAAGATGACCTAGACGCTATGGAGAGGGAGCTAGAAGAAGAACTAGAATTAATTTTACTCAGCCCTCCGTACTTAGCAGAAGGAGCTATAGGGAAACTAACAAGGCTAAAACACGCGGAAGAGGCTTTTAAATATAATATTGCATTTGATGATAGAATGGCTGACCCTATCAAAAATGAAGATTATATTTCTGATTTAGCGAAAGATCTAATGAATAAAAGATCACCTGTTAAAAATATAATTTTTTCTGATAAACTTGACTCTATATATCAGCGGTTTAAAAAAATGGATAATAACAACCCTTATAAAATAGATGTCTTCCCATCATATGAAGGTCACATAACCATAGTTTTAGACTCTTTGGTAAAATGCAAGCTTATAAAATATACTAATACTAGTATAGTTCTATGTGATAATCAATATTGTGATTTTGCTAATTGTCTAACTGATATAGAACTTTTGGTTTATAAAAGACTTATGGATATGGCATATAGCAACTTTAACAACGCAGTAGAAGGTAAATATGACTAAACCAGACCAGACCACAAGCCTAAAACTGCAACTAGCAAACATAAAAAATTATAAAAAATAAGGAACAGCATGACTAACAACGAAAAACTAGCACTAGAACTAATAAAGTTTAAAGAATCCGATTTAGGATATGCTCTTTTTGAAGCATCTGAATTAAATGACGAAAAACAAAAAGTAAAGAATACTAAAGAAGATACTATAGCCTTGATAGAAGATTTAAACCAAGATGCTAAAGATAAATTAGTTAAATATAGCAAAAATTTTTTAGACAACGAAAATGATTATTATTTTGTAACATTAAACCAAATACATAAAAACAAGCAAAAAGATCCGTTAAACAATTTAAGGGGTGCTTTAGCAAAAGAAGTACTTCAAAAGTTTTTGAATAATGAAATTTCAGAACACGCAATGATTCACTCTATAGGATTTGTAACACACGGAAATGAAATTGAATTATCAAAGTTTGAGGAATCTCTCGATGAATCTTTACAATCGCCTAGTAAATTTGTAACTACGTGTACTTTTCAGGATGACATGAACATTAGGCTTGATAAGTTTAGAACCTTAAAAACTCCATATGTATTTAAACCTGATACCAAAAAACATAGACTAAAAATAATTGGATTTTTAAAAAGAAAAGGATACCTAGGTAAAAGTCCTCATAATTTTGATGTTCTTAACTTAACTGATGATGAATTTTATATTTTTAAAACCATAATGAACGGAGAAAATAAATTGTATTATGAAAGTAGATAACAACACAAGTCTAAAACAGCAAATAGCAGAACTTCGAGCAGCTAAAAAAGAATGTAGCACCATAACACTAGAACCTGGGCAAGAGGCAGTTTTTATCCTATCACTCATTGATGAGCCTCTTGAGTGTGATGATGAGCATGCTATTAAGTTTCAGAAGATTTTTGATGCAGAGAACCTTAGAACAAAAAGAATAATACTCATAGGTATTACGTCTATTGTGCTTTCTGTTTTGCTTTTTGCCCTCCTTTAATAAAGAACAAACTATCTTAGTGAGGCGTGCTAAGATAGTTTATCTGTAGTCCTACTTTCTATTTTCCTCCTCTAAAAGCAACTTAAGTCCCGTCCTCATAACAGAACCCTTTGACCTATCCTTCTGCTCCGCATACGCCCTTAGCTTATCATATAACTCATTAGGCATTGATACCGATATAACACTAGTTTTACTTTTTTCTTCTTTACTCATAATATTTACTCACTTAATTAATTGTCTCCATAATATATATTATAAAATAGTTGTTGTAAATAAAAAAAACTATTGACAACTAATAAATAGTGTTTTATAGTAGCTTTATAGCACTTACACAGTGCCAAACGTTAACTTAAAGGAGAACTATTATGAAATACCTATCAATTATACACGAATTTCTAGCCACTAAAAACAAAGACAACATGATATTCTTATCTAATTACGACAATTCAGGTGAAGAATTTGTAAAGCTAACGACTGAAGAAATAATTGCTCTAGCGGAAGCTTTAAAAGTAAATAAATCTGTTACCGGGCTTTATATAGGAGACATATCAATAGAAGAGGAAGGAGCTATTGCATTAGGCGAAGCTTTAAAAGTAAATGATACTCTCGAGAGCCTAGAGCTAATCCATACCAAAATGTGTGATACTACTGCTATCGCCGAGGCTTTACATTTTAATAAAAAACTATCTTCTCTTAGTATAATAGATGCTTATATGGGGGATGTAATGGCAGATGAATTTTCCCAGGCTTTAAAGGTTAATACTACTCTCACTACTCTTGAGCTAATTCAGTGTTTGATTACTTATAGCGGAGCAGCATCAATTGCCCATTCTTTAAAGTTCAATCATACTCTTAAAAACCTTGATCTAAGTCATAATATAATATCCGAGTACGGAGCAATTGCATTTGCTGAGGCACTGGGAACAAATGATTCACTTATGAAACTTGAGCTAAAAAGTATGACTGTAGTAGAAGATTATGACGTATTACACATTAGCGAAAGCGGTGAACGAACAATCAACTATATTGACGAATAGCAGCGAACCATTTACCTCACTCGGGGTAAATGGTCTAAATTCTTATTTCAACCAATGTAGTCCTCTTTATAACGAATCGTATCACCCAATACAAATCTGTCGTCCTTAGTTGCCGGACGTCCTATATACTCATCACAATATCTCAATAAGCGATCTACATTCTCTGAATTATTTCTATGTTGATTCTTCACTACAGTAGCAGCAGAAAGAGCCTTATATTGTTTAAATTTGCTCGTTAATTCTTCCATCTCGTCATCAAGCTCACTTTCTCTTTGCATTAGTTTCGGATGATGTATATCAACCTTTTCTTTCTCCAGCAAATACATAATATCTAAAATGGTAGTTTTGACCTCCTTAAATATATGGTTCAGCTTTACTATAGACATGATCTTTTTATTTAGCATTGTCACCTAGCACCCCTTTTATGATCGCTACTTTTGCAAGTATATCTTCTATGCTATCAACCTTAACTTCCCCTGGCTCTTCTTGCGAATTAGCTATAATATTAGCATGTGTAGTTGCTACGGACGCTAACTGCGTTGCTTCTTGCGCCCCCAATTCTCCTTCTTCTAAGCCTTTCCAGATAGTTTCTATACGAGCAAGTGGCGTTTCGTTCTTAGCTTCTCTAATTCTTGATTTACCATAACCATAGCGATTACGCATTATTACTGACCAATAGGCTATATTAAAATCCGGATCATCCTTTGGGTATTTCTCCCATTGCCTACCGGCTATATTCAGTACTATTTCATGAGCGTCTTTAAACTCTTTATGCGTACGTAGCCATAGATTAAATGTGGTTTGACTAATGGAGGCTTCAGCACAAAATGCCATAACCCCCTCTCCTTTTCCCATAGTATCGAATAACATACCTATATGCTCGTCACCCTTATATTTAGTAGGCTGCCCTACTTTTACATGCTTTACAAATTCTTCTTTAGTTTTCATTCTCCCCCTATATGTTATTTTGTAAGTGATTATTGATTATTTACTTGTTATAAAATAAGCCTTTGATCCAACTCCAAGTTGCATTTTCTGATCTTTTTGCTACTTTACGTTGAACCGATTCTATAGAGCTTTGAATGATTTTTATTTCTTCTAAAGTTTTCTGAACATCCTTTTTGGTTTCCTCTATAGCTTTTTCAGCTTTTTTCTTATCTTTGCCCCATCTTATTATTTCATATAAAAGATCGTCTTCATTATTTTTTAGCTTTGTCTTCGGTCTATTTAAGATAACCGTTCCCGTAACTTTATTAGCCAACTTAGTCTTATTCATCTTCTTATCTTCAGCAGATGTTATTACATGCTCATACATTTCTTTGTCTCTGTCCCATGGCACGTAGACTTCATTAACATCATTATCAAATGGATGTTTTTTTTCTATCAGATTATCTTCATAGTCAGTTTTAGCTTTAGCTTTACTACTAACCTTTTGCTTTCCTTTTGGTTTTTTATTCGCCCACTTAGTCTTATTTATCTTCTTCTCTTCATCCTTCATAATCACTCCCTTTATTCTTATTATTAAACATTATATCAGTATTCCTACTATTCCCGATTTTAATTACTAAAACGGGATATCATCATCTTTAAACGATTCTACAGGTACACTCTTATTTGAATAGTTACTCTCAGAGGTCGTGTTATTACCCTTGGGCTTAGTTAAAACATCAAAGGATGTAACCATTACTTCTATGCTACCTTCAGCAGTACCTGCGCTCGAGGTATAGGCTCTTACTTTAGGTATTCCTCTTACGAGTATTCCGCTTTTATCTTTAACGTATAATTTAATTAACTGAGATTGTTTTTCAGAATTAGATTTACATTCGAACCAGCTAGTATCTTGTTGTTCTTGTCCGCTTTTATCTTTATATTTTTTATTAACACAAACTTTAAACGTTACCCAGTTAGGATAAGCTTGCTCATTCGGGCATTTTGCATCTTGGTAAACATATCCTATCAGCTGTATTTCTGCGCTATTTCTCATTTTTATCTCCATTCTTGGATTTAAAGTTTATTATATTTTTATCGTTATCTTTTTCATTCTGCTTTACCGCTAATTGCAATTGTTTAATATCATCCTCTATACATTTATCTAAAAACTCGAAGTAAAATATTTCTTCTTTTGAATAAACATGCTCATTATATTCAACATACCAGTCCGCGCGAGCCTTAACGGACTCTCTTAAACGAAACACAACACTGCCATATTCACGCCTTATATCTATTGTATTCATACTTTTGCCCTCCATTCTATAAAAAATTCGTCACCCTTCCTTTGTACAATAGGGTCTTCCATCATCTCAAATACACCCCCCTCTATATCTTCTTTTTCATCATCTTCTCTAGTCATTCCTTTGACCTGTAAAATGACTTTATCTTCTTCATGTGTTAATTTGGCTTTTAAATATAATTTTTCATCTATCGTATTCATACTTTTTCTCCTTTTTGAGTATTGTTTATTATGTTTTTTAATTAGGCTTTTTTGCCTTCCATTCTATAAAAATTTCGTTACCCTTCCGCTCTACAACTGGTTCTTCCATCGACATAAATATATACTCCTCACCCTTTTCATTTATTTTTTCAATTGCTTTTTCAAAAGATAAAGTAAGGCCTTTAGCTATTTCGTCCACATCCACATTCTCATGCTCATCCTCATGCTCATCCGTATTCATACTTTTTCTCCTTTTTGAGTATTGTTTATTATGATTTTTTTTAATTCATCTACGCTTTTATGGCATATTAAATATTGCCCATTTTTTCTCTTGTTAGTTCTTCTAGCCTTGAGAACTTTACTATTTAGCAAACCCCAAATGTTACATAGTTTTATATCAAGAATTTCCGCCGCTTCTTTTGCAGTTAAAGTTTTATCAAGTTTATCTGAGCTTATACCCTTATGTTCGATACTGTTTTTAACGTCGCAGTTATAAAAATCCCACCATTTTTTTATAGTACCGTAGCTTATGTTCTGCCCACAAAAATTATGACTATTTCTGTTTATAGCATTCAACGTAAAGCCTTTTTGTCCTTTCTCTATAACTTTGTTTAGATCATTAACGGTGAATTTATCATATCTAGTTAAGCCTCTTGGCCAACTTTTATATTGAAAACACTTCTTGCGCAATTTTCTCCTCACAGCCTTTGGCACACTAGGTTTTACATATGCACCCATTTTTTTAGGCTCTTTATCAAAAATAGATAAAATACTGATGGCATAAGGCTTTAATCTTGAAATAATCATTTTTTACTCTTGTTTAAAATTTGTTTATATAAAAATTCGATCGGTCGTTGGTCATTGTTTTCGTATTGAATAACTAGGCTTTTCTTCGTATTAAGCACGGCTAGTTCAATTGCATGAGAGAATCGCTGAAAGATCTCATCAATATAAAAAGCACGCGCTCGGACTATTATTTTTTCATCTTCAAACCTAATAAAATTTAGATTATCTAGCCATGCTGACTTTAGGTGATCGTAGTAATCCAAAGGAAAACGCTCAAGTATTTTCGTTTTCATATCACCCCATTCGTGGCTAACGTTTTTTCGGGTTTCTGGTGGATTCCCCTCCTCACGAGCTACTTTTGCAACAGAGAATTTAGGTTTTTGCGGGACGGTAGACGAGGCATTGACCATCTGTACATCCTCCCCGTAAAGCTTACGAATACAGGATTTAATTTTTTGCTTGTTCTCGCCAGACATAGCAAAGCTAGGTTTTATGTTGATGGCTATTTTACTAGGTGTAACCTCCTCAAAAACACAGTTTTCTATGATCTCCTCACTGGTTTGAGTATCAAAATTTCTAAAAATTTCGGATGATAACTGCGTTATGGGCTTAATTTTCTCCGTGTTCACGGTTTTCTCCTCGTTTGTTTTGGTTGGGGTTTTAGAATTAGTTGGAAATTTCGTTATAACCTCGCGCGCTAAAGAAAAAGAAGGATCTAATTCTTCTTTTTCTTTTATTTCTTCCTTATCTCTTATATCTATATATGATGGCTGATTTTTATCGGCTATAACCCCGATTTTTATCGGGTATGGTTTTGGTTCTATCGCGATATTTTTAGGCCTCCTTTCCTCGTTTTTAGGAGGTTTTACATCATAAAATAGTTCTGGGTTTTTGATTCTATCTTCACCATCATGTGTATATTTGACTTCATAGCAATATGATTGCTTTACCTGTCTTGCATAACGGTGATATTGAAAATCTAGTATATCTGCTAGCTGCTTAATTATTTTTGTATTCTGATCTGGCAAACAATCCGTGATGCTAGAAAGATAATCATGATCTACATAAATAGATCCGTTCTCGCTTTTATTTAGCCTATCCACTAAGTCCGTAACTAAAATAGCTGCTTGCTTGTTCCCTATGGTCTTAGTTCTATCATTAGCACGAGTAATATATTTAGTAGCCCTTTTAACTTGGTCGTAGGTGAATTTGTGCTTTTGATCCCCCTTGTCAAAATAGTACAGGTTATTTATAGGCATTCGTTTCATTGATGCTTTACTCATTAATAGCCCCCTTATTGAGCTTTTTATAAGCCTTTTCTTCTTTCCTAATATTTCGCTCTCTTTCAGCAGCTACTCTTAATATTCGCATGCAAGCATCGGTCTCATCTACATACTCAGCGACTTTATTAAGAGCAGACCTACTATCTTTTGAAATTGCGTTTAACTTGCAGCGAATCCTCATGTACTCCTCTGAGGAACAATCCATTACACAACTTTCGATATAGTCCAAATCATCGTTAGTAGTAAGCCACATGTAAATATTCGATATAAACTTACGTGTGTCATCAATTGTATATTTCATTTATCGACCTTCTCCTTTAATTCATCTATTAAATCAAGCAACGTGACTACATCATGAAAAGTAGAATCTGTTGTTTTCATCGTTCTCTTGATTCGATTAGCTACTGTTACCGCGTCTTCTAATGTTTTCTTCATGAGTTGTCCTATATTTCCTTGAAAAAGAATTGTGCGTAATTAGCATTGATTGAAATTGCATATTTATACTGATGATGCTTACCTACTTTTTGGTACAAAATTAAAGCTCCATAGTTATATAAACGCTTTAAAACAGCCCTGATCCCTCTAGCACTTTTCATAGAAAAGGTAGATAACAAGTCTTTTAAGTCCACTATTCCTTCGAAAGGTATTAAATTTTTCTTTTTTGCAAGATATGTAATTAATTGCTCTAGATATGTCCCGTCCATTAAGGGTATGCCATTAATTTTAGCTAAACAACGAAAGCTAGAAACCTCGCATACAACTGGGTTATTTATGTTTTCTTCACTCATTACGAACCTATTTTTTATGTTAGCGCTGAATTTACGTTGTAATAAGATACCAGATGAAATATACTTTGAGAACAAGTACCGAAATTACTTTCGTAACCTTTCGTTAACTACTGTGCTGAGTTGCATTTTATGTATGGAATTTTCCCTTGTTGCAAGGGATAGGCGTGTGTATTTAATTATGGGAATTGAATTTAAAAATAGAAGAAATGCTGATTTAACAGCTATGAATATTGAAAACCAACTATGAAAGCAGCACGTCACACAGAAGAAATAGACGATAAAGACGAATATAAGCCATCTGAGCAGCAAAAAAGGAAAGCAGAGTTGTTGATTAGGATAGATAAGTTTTTGAAGTTACACGTCTCCTCTAGCTAGTAAAGAACGCTATTTTTAGCAATAATCCAAATATACCAACGATTGCAGCTTTTAACCACTTAAGATCGTTTTTGATTTCAACTACATCAGTTTTTGTAGCCATGTTCTCTTTGATGTTATTGATTTCACCCTTAATAATATCAATATCAGCTTTTGTGATTAAACCTTGCTTATCCTTTTCTGCTTCCAGAAATTCGCTCTTTGATACAAAGCTAGCAACCCAAATCTCGGCTTCTTTTTCTTTTACACCTGAACTTATCAGTTGCTTAATTATCGTGTGTGTGTCTAGTGTTGCCATGTTATACCTTCTCTAATTCTTTTTGTATCTTAGCTCTTAATTTTTGATGATCTTCTTCATTGTAATATCTTTTATGCCCAGTGGAAGCTATAAAATCATCTGCACACTCGGCTGTCTCTGACTTAAGATCCCTGCATTTCTCCATAGTTCTAGGATCAAAAATCCCGAATTTCTTTCCACATTCAACAAACTCCATGCTTTTATCTAGATATTTAATTTGAGTTAGAAAAGTGGCTATGTTTGTAACCGCTTCTTCTGATAGATCTTTTGCTTTGTTTATATTTATGATTTTCATCACATCACCGTTTTCTACTTCATCCTCAGATTCCTTAACTAAATCTTTCGCCGCCTCTACTCCTATTACTCCTGCTATTCCGGCAATAATTGTTTCTCTTTTTACTTCACCCATGTTATACCTTCTGTTTCTTTACGTTACTATACTTTGCTTTCTGTTTATTTTGGCTGGGATAGGAGGGATCGAACCTCCGACCTGCAATACCAAAGACTACCGCTCTACCGCTGAGCTATATCCCAATACATCATTTCATTTGTATCACTTTTAAACTCATAACACCAGTATAACCAACAGCATTAGCCTCTTTTACAATCATTTGCTGTATCGAATGGCTGAGTTCTATTGCTGATGTTAGATGAGCCTCTAATATTCCCCCATTAACATAAAAACGCCTTAATTTAGAAAGAAAATCATAAGCTACACTTGGTGGCAATGTATTAGCTAGCTTGGCTTTTAGCTGGTTATTAGAACTCACATGCCTTATTGCCTCTTGCTCTATTTTATCCAAAAACTTCTCCCGTTGTGCGAAATTAGTTTGCTCGATTATGTCCAATTCGGTCATGTTTGCTTTTATCTGGTAATTTATCTGGCTAGTTTTAACAGCATCTCGTTTTTCATACCTGTAAATCTTGCTCATATAAGCCAGAAAAGCCTCTTTGGATGGGAACTCATGCTCAGACTCCTTAGGTTTGTTAGACAAGGCGAGTAATATCTCATTCATAGCGTTTAAAGTAAAATCCCTACCCGATCTGCTTTGTAACAATGAACAATCCTCACTTGTCAAAGGGTAATGACAAGCTAAATTTTTAGTTTGTGGATATTGATTATTGAACATAGGTCGGTAAATCCTAGCTTTTTTCTGCGCATTGGTGGTTTTTTTTCTTCTGTTTGCAGCTAAAGCTTTTGTAACTGAATTTTTTATAAAAGAATTACCGTGTAAATTCGAATCTTCAGTCTGAATTTGCAAGGAAGAATTATTTAAAATATTAGATGATAGATCTATATCTTCAATATGTTTATTTTCTTCTTGTATATAGAGTGTTTCGTTTTGATGTACGCTATTTCTCGCTACAGAACTTTCTGAAGTAGGTGTGTTTACTGGCTTCTCCGACTTAAAGGAAAACTCATAACAATAACGATATTTCTTACCGTTATGAGTGACCGTATTATGGTAAGTAATCTCAAGTATATCTCTTAATTCATCAATGATAGTTAGGTTCTGTCTTTTTCCACACATGGTGATAGTAGAGAGGTATTTATGATTGAAAAATACCCTATGCCCTTTTGTTAGTTTTCCCACGGATACAGCAGCTATACTCTTCGCACGATTACTTAAAAGCTTAGTTCTACCATGAACCGCATTATCGTTTTTGTTGGCTCGTTCAATATTATCCCAGTTCATATATGTTTTTCTGTAATAAGATTTATCGTCACGGAAGGATAGAAGTTTTCCTATTTGTTGTTGATTTTCTGCTGTTTCTTCTTGTCTTAGTGCTAATCCCATTTCAAAACTCTTAAATTATATTGTTTTTATAAAAAAAGGAGTTGACTTGTTGACAGAACTTTACTATTATGAAGTTGTCTCTTACTTCAGTTTTTAGGTTCTGTCGCGTCAAAAACCTTTACTTTCTCTTTTTTCTCTCAAACATTTGTTTTCTACATACAACTTCTACATAAATTATTTTTAAAGATTTCTGTTAATATAATACATTATTTCTTGTATAGTCAAGATAAATGTATTACAAGCTTGACATTAGTGACAAAATATACGAATTATAAATTATGAAAAAAAAGGATAAAACAATGTTATCAAGAGCGATTAGAAATTCAGATATATTAGCTAATAGTCACAAAAATATATTAAATATTATTGAGTCTTCCGATTACCCGATGTCTGCAAAGAATATAGAACAAGCTATGGGACATACAAGACAAGCGGTAAACGCTAGCCTAAAAACACTATTAGATAGAAAGTTTGTAGAAAGGGAGAAAGACGGTAATTTTGTATACAAACTTAATACAGATAGAGCCGTTGAATTAATAGAGAGATATAAAGCCTCTTTATTATCTGAAAAATTAAATTGATTTTTTAAAATATAATGCTTGACAATCTACTTGACAAGCGTTATCATGCTTTTATGAACAAGGCATAAAAAAACGCCTGAAGCTGGACACTTCAAACGTTTTGCCAAGTTTATTTTTTTATTATGAACAACCAAAACAAAATTTAACAAGGTTAGTATTATGGATAATATCAAAAACATACCAAGAAAGCAACAGTTTTCTAACGCAAACTTCTTATCTCCTTCTGAATTAAGAGAAATTTTAATTGAAGTAGAAAAATCTAAGGATTCAAAAACATCTGCTAAAATCAACTCAGACATTAATAACGAGTTGAGCAGTATGACTAAATCTTTTATTCCGAACTGGGATGGTATGAGTGTAGCTAAAGTGCTAGAAGTGCTAGAAGTTACATCAAAACCTGACGTAGGAGTTTCTGAAAACAATAATATAGCCACCCCTAATTTATCAGAAATTCCTACTTTCAATCAACTCCGAGAAAATCAACACGATGATTTTGGCATTCCAGCTTCTGAAGTTGGAGCTATAATTAATCGCAAAGCTAAGAGAAGTTATGATAACTCTTTATTGTCTATAGAAAATCATAGAACACTTCAAAAGGCCGATGAATACGGTATTGAATATGATATTAATAAACTCAATTTTGTTACTCTTCCTGAAAAGATAGCAGAATTTGAAGAATTAATCATAGATGCTGAAGAGGTGGGCATAAATTGGGAAGATTTTGGTTATGATGTAATGGGTATAGTACAAAAGATAGAAGAACTCACAGCAGAGGAATTTCATCATAATCAAGATCTTCGATGGGATTATCTTGGATCTACACTTTAATTAATTGATAGGGTGATATGGAATATTCAGAAGGCAAAACTTTGTTTAATGCGGTATTTGTTAAATGCGAGTTCGTGGGCAAAACGCCAAAAATTAAAATACATTTTAAAGACGTTTGTAAAAAAGATCATGACGAATTTGTTTGTGATGCGCTAGTTATTATAAATCTTAGTGATAGTGATGATCTGAGCGAACAAATAGTACCTTTTAGCATTGGTCAAGATGTAAGCTTTAATGCTAATAATGACTTTAAAAATATAAAATTCACAAATAAAACAATTGTAGGTAATTATGGAAAATATGAATAATTTAGAAAAAAAAGAACAAGTACAAATAGCAAAACCAACCAATGAATATGGGATTGACTCTTCTATTTGGTCGGCACTTAAAAACAGCTTATACACTGGAGCTAAAGACGCAAGTATTTTAATGGTTTTGGATTATTGCAAGGCTGGTAAATTAGACCCAATGCAAAAGCCAGTGCATATAGTTCCAATGAACATTAAAATCCCAGGGACTAGAAACTCTGAGTGGAGGGATATTATAATGCCAGGTATTGGCTTATATCGCATACAAGCCGCGCGTAGTGGACAATATGCAGGTGTTGTTGAGCCTGAATATGGCGAAGATGTAACAACCACTTTTGGACAAGTAAAGATAACCTATCCAAAATGGTGCAAAGTTACAGTAAAAAAAATAATAGACGGGATAGTTGTTGAGTTTTCCGCGAAAGAATATTGGATGGAAAATGTGGCTATAGCATCTCAGTCTCAAGCGCCTAATGCAATGTGGTCTAAGAGACCATATGGGCAACTTGCAAAATGTACTGAAGCACAAGCGTTACGTAAGGCATTTCCTGAATTTGTTAGCCAACACCCAACAGCGGAAGAAATGGAGGGAAAAAGCCTTAATATCAAAGATGATGATAAATCGCAAAAAATAAAAAAAGTAGAAGAAAGTAAAAGCGAGGAAGTAGAAGTTGTAAAAGAATTAATAGGCTTATGCAAAGATAATGAGATAGACGCTGGGAAATTCGCTACTTTTCATAATATCAATAGCAATGATAAGGAAACGGTAAAAAATGGCATAATGAATTTTTTTAAATTTAAAGAGCAGTTTTTAAATGTCGCAAATACAGTTACACAATGATATAGAGCAAGGCAGTGAGGAATGGCTAAAGTTAAGGCTAGGTAAAATCACTGCTTCTTGCTTTTACAAACTACTAGGTACTAAAGCAGCGCGTGAGAAATATCTTTACGATAGAGCCAACGAAAAAGTCACGGGCTGTAAATCAGACGGTGCTGAATATGTAAATGTTCATATTCAGCGAGGATGGGATAATGAAGCAATAGCACGAAATGAATATATAGTTTCTGAATTTACCGCTGTTGATGAAGTAGGGCTAGTACAATTGAACGATTACATAGCGTGTTCTCCCGACGGATTAGTGGGCGATGATGGCATGATTGAGATTAAGTCACCAGATTCTAATAATTATTTTAGACAGGTCGTAGAGATCTCTCAGAAGGGCGTAGAGGCTATCTCAAAGGAGCATAGATGGCAAATGCAGTTCAATTTGTTCGTTTGTTCTAGAAAATGGTGTGATTACGTGCTATATAACGACAAACATGCAACTAAAGGTAATGGGTTGTTTATATTTAGAGTTGATTACGATAGTGAAATGCAAAAGTTAATTACCGAAACAATTGAGGAATGTATACCTATGATAAAGGAATATGTGAATCAATATAACGAAATTTTTAAAAATGAGGAATGACTTATGAGTACAACTATTAAAAGATACATAAGGGGGATAAATGACGGGCTGTTAAGTTTATATAACAGCAGCATAGATGATGAAAGAGCTATAGAATTAGCCGACGAATTGATGACAAATAAAGAGGTCAAACATCTTTTTCTACCTAATAATCAAATTTCAGTCGAAGGAGTTATCGCTTTTGCTAACGCTTTGAAGGTAAATACTTCTATTCGTAGTATTGATTTAAGTCACAACCGAATTTCAGACGAAGGAGTTATTGCTTTAACTAAGATTTGGTTGATAGGAGGAGATTGGGTTGTATTACCTAGAATTGTAGTACCTAGAAACGTTATAGATCAAGATTGGTTTTGGAGACCAGACTTAGTAAAAGAAAACTTAACCCTTAATAGGCTTGAACTAGTTCAGAACCGGATTGCAGATGAAGGAGCTATTGCTTTGGCGCATGTTTTAAAAATAGGCGCTGCACTTCACTTTCTTAATTTAGGTGAAAATGAAATTACAGATAGAGGAGTTATTGCATTAGCCGAATCTTTGAAAACAAACACTACACTTAATTTTATTGATTTAAGTTTTAACAACCTTGAAGACAAAGGAACGATCGCTCTAGCTGAGGCTTTAAAAACAAATACTAGTCTTACCTCCCTTGATTTAGGCATGAATCACATTACAGACAAAGGAGCTATTGCATTAGCCGAGGCTTTAAAAACAAACACTAATCTTAAATCACTTTATTTAGATTATACCAAAATTTCAGACGAAGGAGCTATCGCTTTTGCTGAGGCTTTAAAAATAAACACTAGTCTTGAATACTTATATATAGATCACAACAAAATTACAGATAAAGGATCTGCTTCTTTAAAAGAAGCTTGGAAGAAAAGTTCTAGCCTTGAACTTATTGAACTAGTAAAAACAGAGAAATAACTTATGTTGATGAATCAATATAACAAAATTTTCAAATTAGGAGAATAATAATGACTAACACACGCAGTACAATAATTGATAAACAGCTTGCTCATAACGTAAAACAAATGAGAATAAAAGAAGGGCTTAGCCAGAGAAGACTAGGAAATGTGTTAAATGTTAGCATTCAACAAATTCAAAAATATGAAAAAGCTACCAACAGAATATCAGCTGCCTCATTATCAATACTTGCAAAATTTTTCAAAACTCCTATTGAGGAGTTTTATGCAAATACATCACTTTCAATAAACGATACGACTCTTCCAATTGAATGGTGTTCTAATATGGATAAAAAGATTTCTGAGAATTTAAAAGAACTAAGAAAAACTCATAAAATGCATCGTAAGGAACTAGCAATTAAACTAAATGTATCTCCAGAACAAGTTATTAGATATGAAACAACTCATGATGAAATACCTGGTTCTATAATATACAAACTTTCAAAAATTTTTGAAACACCGATTGCAGAACTTTATAAGAATATTTCATAATTAAATCTCCGTAATAACAACGCCATAAAGGGCTTCTACTTGTTTCTTTTTCAAGATATACATAGAAGTCTTCATGCCTTTCACATCCTCAACCGTAGCACTTCCATCCTTCCAGAAACAGAAGAAATCGCTTAAGTATTTTACATTTCCTGGTAAATGCCAGGGAGTCTGTCTTATGAAAAACAATAACTCCCCTGATTTTTCTAGCAGTCTTAGTTCCCTAAAGCGTTTTGCTTCTTTTTTAGAGGCGAACTTAATCCCGTCTACCTCTGTTGGGATAGCTCTAAATTTATGTCTAATCATTTTTTAGACGCGTAGTAAGCCTCTTGATGCTTCCTAGTCCACGGTATGTTGCCTCTTTTTAACCAATCTCTTGCATAGTCTTCAGTCCAGTACTTTTTGCTAAATTTCCCAAGAAGTTTCTGTCTGCCCATTACTGCTGGATGTGCAAAAGGATCGCCTGGTTGGTCATCTCTCATTTTTTGTTGTTCCGCCTTATATTTTGCTTGATTCCTCTCGTCCACCTCTCTTTGTGCATCTCGTTTAAGACCTGTTACTTCTCCTTCCTTTGCATGTTTAGCCATATTGTCCATCCTATCTCTAAACAATTTATCAATTTTTTCAAGGTGTTCTGGGTCGTCCTGATAACGCAACCTCTTAATCTCATGCTGATTCCTCATTGCATCAGTTTGTGATTTATCCAGAATCTTTCGGGCGTCGTAATAAGCCTGACCTTTTAATTTACCACCTCCATCATTCCAACGATTAACCCTTTCTTCGTATTCTTTATCTAGCCTCTTCTGATTCTCCTGAAGACCCTCCAAAGTATTTTGATAATTCATAGCTGGTTTTAATTCATCAGCCTTAGTGATAGGGGTAACATTACGCATTGGTTCTTTTTCCGATTCACTATAACTAGTATTTAATTTATCTAATTGATCTAAAGATATATTACCACCTCCGCCTCCTCCAGCAGTACTACCTTGCATATGTGGCCAATCCCACGAGGTACTACCTTGATAATTTTTATACAAATCTTCATTTTCGGTTTGCTCATTATCCCATTTAGTAGACCCTAGAGTATTCATGTCTTGGATAGTCTTAAGTGCATCATGGTATTCTTTTTGCCCTTGTTCTCCTTCAAGACCTAATTGACTAAACTTAGAAATTTGACCTTTATGAGCTGTGTCTAATTCAGATTTCATTGCATCTTGTAACAATTTATTTCTTTCTCCAAAAGTAGATGCTGAAATTTCTCTAGCCCTGTTTTCTGCGGCCTTTATATGCTGTGGAGAATTATATTGATTAGATTGTATAAACTTCTGACTAAGAGATGATAAATCTTTTTTCAATTTCTTTTTTGCTTCAGATTCAAGCGCCTCTACTTCTCCGCGCATTCTTTCCGGGACTGCTTCCATAGCCTGTCCGCCTATGCTTTGATTTTCCATTAATTGTTTAGTCAAATTTTTGCGACTACCATAAAAAGCATCTCTATATTTTGGACTCATTGCTTCTAAAACTCTATGAGAAGTTTCCGTCTCAGGCGAAAGATTCTTAACTAACTGTCCAGGATATGATGGTTTTCCTCCTCCAGTCCATGTATCAGTTGGAGCGTTAGTATCGACGCCGTATGCTTTTAACGCTTGTATCATATCTAGACCCGCTTGATCCTGTCTATCTGGATGCACTCCTAATTCAGTTTCTCCCTTTAAAGATTGAATAGTTCTACCTAGCATATCCATTCTTTTATACGGCGCGGCTGCTTCTTCATCAAATTCACTGCGTGCAGCTTGATTAACTAAATTAGTATGTGCATGTTTCTGACTACCAAACTTATCAAGCATCCCTGTTAAAGCACTTCTACGACCTGTTTTTTGAGACTGTTGAGCTCTAAGAGCCTTTACGAGTTGTGCGTTGCTAGAGCCTTCTAAATTTTCACTAGCCGTTCTTATATCACCAAAGCTACCGGCGGCTCTTTCGGCTTCTCTTCTAATATCCTTTTGACCTTTACGCATAAACCTTTCTTCTCTAGGCGCATAGGATTCTCCAAATTGTTTGCGTAAAGAGTTTAGCATGTTCCTGTTACTAAAATCAGTTTGCCCACGGGTTACACCCTGTAATTGATCTTGTAAAGATTGTTCAGAAATACCCGTACGAGGGCGATTTAAAACGCTTTCTATTTTTTTAGTATAAGGAGCTGGTTTTTGAGCAAATTGTTGTTGTAAACCTCTTGACCTTTGAGTAAGGGAAGACATGGGAGCGGTTGTCTTTCCCTTGTATTGAGGACGACTCATGCCGGAAAATCTTCTTCTATCTCCAGCTAAAACCCTACCCGCTTCGTCAAAAACTTGTTCAGGAGCTAAATTAGGATAGTTTTTCGATCTTGGGAACATTATCCGTGGTTTTTGTTCATATACTTTCTTTCGATCAAGATTAGTACCCATATAATTATAATCATCAGTACCTAAAGGAGCGTTTCTATCTACATCTTCAAGGTAGTTATAATAGTAACCCATAATTCATCTCCTTATTTTAAATATTTTTCAAATGATTTTGCTTTTGGAGGTAGTTTTTTAACTGAACTGCCTCTATGCTTGCGGAGTTTTTTAAAAGAATTTATTATATTCTTTGCTCCAGCAGCGTTATTACCTCCTCCTAAATGAGCTACAATATCAGCCGGTACAACAACTTCGCCATCAGAAAGGTAAGCCTTTATTTTATCATCTTGCCCCCCCGTATCACCTGATACATAATATCCTTCTTCTGGAGATTGTTCGGATGATTCAATTTCAAGTTCGTACATATCGTTAGGAGAAACCGCGCCACCCTCATTATAATAATTTAACCATTTTCCCTGTTGTTGGCGTTCCTCAGGGGTATTACTTCTATTAGATAGAGGTGAAATATTACCTAGTCGTTCTTCAGGTACAAACTGTCTTCTAGCATTTCTTCTTTTTCCCTGCATTGTGGCAAGATTATTAGCTTCTATAGCAGCTAATTGAGAGGGGGTTTTTAACAATGACATTTCTAGGCGCTTTGCTTCATCGGCCTGCTGTTCTGGGCTTTTTTCTTTTTTCTCTTTCGGTTGGTTCATAAATTGTCCAGCAAGAGACCCTAATGCCAAAAGATTAGCCGGTTCAGTTAGCATCTTTTCAATTATGCCTTTCTTTACTGCTTCAGCTGCTGCGGTTTTAGCTGCTTCAGTTGCCGCAGCCTTCGCTGCTGTAGAGGCGGCAGTAGAGGCCGCCGTAGAACCAGCAGAAGCAGCTCCAGCCTTAGCTGCTTCTGCTGCACCAGCTCCAGCCGCTGCCTCGCCTCCAAACATACCCCCTAGACCTATAGAAGGTAACACTGCGTTAGCAGCTCCATAATTACTCAGGCTGGTTCCTAGACCTTTTGCACCAAGAGCGCTTGCTCCGCTCCCAAGAAGACCAGAAGCAGTAGGCAGAGCTAATCCCATCATCCCCCCTCGAAGCGCAGATTGCCCCATATCCTTTCGACCACGAGCCATAGAGCCACCGACTCCACCTAACGCCCCCCCTAGAACGCCACCAATACCAGGTAACATCAGATTACCAAGCACTGCTCCGACACTAGGCCCTATAACAGACTTAAACCATTTACCCGGGCTATTAAATATCCCATATTGTCGCAATCCAGTGACAGGATTTATTTCACCACTACCGCCCATCTCTTTTAGTATCATTTCTTCTAATGGGTTGATATGAGCTAATACAGTGTCTTCGTCACCTCCTTGTTGCCTGATCTTCTCAGCCATACCTGAATAATCAAGCCCTGCTTTACCCCCATTTTTTCTCTTTACCTTTCCGCCCTTAGCATAATTCCTTGCGTTCCAATTTGGAACATTAGCATCAGGAGCTAATTGAGAAGGATCAACGGGATAAGGAATGTTATTATTCATCATATTAGATAATAAATTATCTTGACCGTACGAATTATCTTGACCGTACGAATTATAAGAACCTTGGTTTTGATAACCATTATTAAAGCTTGTGTTAAACATTCTAACCTCTTGTTACGTTGTGTTTGTTATTCATTATTCATTATTCATTATCAAATAGACGGTTTTAGCCCATTCTTGCCAATCTTTGAAAGAATCCTTTTTAGAGCCTTGCTTAATAGAAAATGGAGAGGGGATGGATTTGCGTGCAAAAATACCTACTTCAACTACAGACGCTCCCCAGTCCTTCCATTTCTTGTCATCATATAAAATGGGTACATTATCATTTGGATAATCTGTTATTAAAGCTGCGCTCCAATTATTCAAAGATATGTATTCTGGCCAAACTACTAGCATTATCGAGCATCCCCCACACCTAGTAACAATACTATATTCCCAGCTTGAAAAAAGTTGTCTGAGGAAAATGTAAGACTCATATTACGCCCTTGAACCCTCATATCGAGTTTTTCCGTAGCCGCCGTAAATGGCGTTGGATCGCTAGTTGCTATCTTACTTTGAGCGTATTCTTGCGTGTTAACTGCTACTGTAAAATTAGTAGGCCCTTGGCCATCCTTGACAACAAAATCAGGTTCTATTCTTTGTAAATCCACCCATCTATTGACTAATTTAGGAGCTTTTTCCTCTGAATTAGAGTTAGGAGGAAACGCCGCCCATGAAAATATTGGTGTAGTAAAAGATGAAATTATTGGGGTTATATTTTGCCCATCTGGATAGACTCCGTCTTGGACAGAACCCACCTCATGTTTCCAAAGGTTAGTCTCTTCTGGGTTTCTTTCGGGAGCAATTTCGAGGAATTTCCCGTATGTACTCATAAAACCAAAGTCACCAGAAAAAACACCAGCCGTTCTTGAAATATCTGTATCGTACCAAGTATTCTCCCTTTTGTTATATATAATAGCTCTGGAGTTAGCACCCGGCACATCTTTTACTGGATAAAACCACCACATCTCACCATATCTTGTATTCTCCACACCAAAGACTTGTTGGCGTCTATCCATGTCAATATTGTCAAAGAAATAATCGAGATTTATGTTATTATCCAGTTCTTGGACAATTCCGTTATAAACGAAGAATCTATCAGTTCCAGGCCAGAAAAATAACCCGTCATATTCAATTACACATTTACTAGATAAAATTGAGGTGTTACTTGATATAATATCTGGTTTAAATGATGCTACATCTCCTATTTGATTAGTTAATCTTACAACAGTAGAAGTAGTCCAAAAAAGAAGAGTTGGGCTTTTATCACCGCCACGAGTTGGTCGACCATAAATAACTTTATGTGGAGTAGGAAGATATACAAGGTCATCTTTGTCAAAAGTAAATGGGTCATTTGATTTACTATATTGAACTAAGCCATTAGAACCATATAAGAATAGATAAGGATCACTAAAAACCAAACCACCAGTAATTAATGGGTTCACACCGGTCATAGGGTTTGCTTCAATTCCTGCCGTATTTGCAGCAGAAAGATCTTTTCTATAAAAGATAGCTTCAGTTTTTCCTTCATTTATATCGTTTGCATTATGGGTAAGCATAAATAATACATAGGTTTTCTTCTCAGTTTTCGTAGTAACGGTTTCAGCCTCCCACATTTGGGTAGCCCCTAGACCCAAATTTAATAAAACCTTACTACTAGTAAAAACCCAATCTGGCGAATTAATTTGCGCACTAATTCCTAGCTCTCCACAAATAAAATTTACAGATTCTCCCCCATCTTTCCAAGGGAAAACCATCGTTTTAGTAACTATATTCATCGCGGGGTCGGTTGGCGCTCCTTTCATTCCACCTATTTTTCTAATCTTGCCCTTCTGATGAAATCTCACCCATTTGCCATCAATACAATATTTTGATTGAAACATTGTTCCGTCTCTTTTGAGACCAGGGCTATATCCTAATGAAAAAAGTTGTGCTGCCATTAAGTTTTCTCCCTAGTACTTAATCTATCTGTGAGCCTTTCTTTAGAATCACCCATGATGTCTTTTAATGCTCTATTGTATAAAGACTCAAACGTAGCTATACGTTCGTCATCTTTTAAAAACGGTATAGCTTCAAATAAACAAGCATATAAAAGCAAGCTTGGGTATCTGTCTGTAAGAAAATTCTCGGGATTTTGTTTATTAAATAATGGTAAGCTTAAATAAATTAGCTCATAATTATAATCCTTATCAGGTTTAGGAGAAAGAAAAGTAAAACTAGTTGAGTCATTAGCTGCTGGCATCTCATAATTTGCATAAAACATAGGTTTATTAGCTGCGTTTATATCAGGTTCATATGTTATGCAAAATTCATAAGATCTTGGTAACAAAAAAGTTTGAGTTGAGGTATCTGTATCAGTAATAGATAAACTAATTGTTTCTTTCCAATCATTGGGGTTATTAAGTATAGGAGTATTAGAAGCGGTACTACCATTTACAATTTTCTGAAAACCAATACTTCGAGCTTCGCTATAAATTCTACTAATACCTTGATTAATAAAATCTGGTATTTGGTCTAGAAAAAAATCATCTGTTCTGTTCGAGTAATCCTGTATTTGCTTAGTTAGGGAGTTATAATCCATATTATTTTTCCTCTCCTTGTTTAGTTAGAGTATAAGCCGTTGCGGGGATGCCAATTTCTTGTAAAAGAGCTTTTAAACTTTGCTCATTTTTAATCGAACTTACAGGAGTCAAGAGTTTATTAGCTACCTTAGGATCTAGTAATGCTTGTTCTAATATTTTTGTTATTTGTTGTTTTTGATAATCTTTCGCAAATTCAAATACTGGTGTTATATATTTTCCACCTGGTATTTTTTGTAAAAATTTCTTTCCTACGGATTGTGTAACTGGGTTAGTAATACCTTCTAAAAGAGTAGTTTGAGATTGAGTATTAGAACCAACTCCTCTACCCACTGTGGCAACCATATTACGTCTTTTTAGAATACCTTTTACATCATCTAAAACCTTGACTTGGTTTTTATCAAAAATATGCTCAAGCTTTCCTTTCTGCTTCTTTAAAAAGTTATTTAGTTTATTATATGAAAGGTTTTGTTGTCCAAGGGCGTTAATAGAGGAAAGTTCAGAAGTGCTGAATAATTTATCAACTACTGAGCCTCTTACCATATTTAGAGTGTTTTTATCTTTTCCTATTGCTGACATCAAAGCTTTAGTATCCTTTACGCTACTACTCAATATCTTGCCAGGTATACGCTCCGGGGAAGTTAAAAATTCTTGTCCAAAAGTATCTTTTTTTACAATACCCCCTGGTAATGGCTGTTGTTCAATAGCAGAAACTGGTTTAGATAATCGAGAATAAGCATCTCTTGCTATTTTTTCTTCGGGTATTTGTGACATATCCATAAGAATATTTTCTTTAGCCTTTGATAAAACTCGCGCCACTTCATTATTACCAGATCTTTTAGCGACACCAATTCTTCCTGATATATCTTTTAAAGCGTTTGTTAGTTCCGCTGGTACTGGTTGCCCTGAAACCTCTTTTTCGAGTTGTGACCGTGCCTTCTGTCCTAAATTTCCATATAATTTATCAAACTGAGCCGCATCTCTTTTAGACGTAGTATTACTTTGAATAATATCTTCAACATAATTGAGATTCTTTTTTATATCTCCTTTAGCAAATTTCTTTTCTCTTTCTAGAAAAGCTTTTGTGTTTGGAATATCAACGCCTTGTCTTATTTCATTCAATTCTTTATAGAGAGGCTCTGTAACATCAGACCTGATTTTTTTTCTACCACCTAATTCTTTAGATAAATAATCTCTAACAGCCTCCCCTTGTACAGAAGGATCTAAGCCAGATTTAGGAGATAACATATTTAGTTGTTTTCTGATTATTTCATCGGTTATAGCTTGTTTTTCTGCCATAGCTGGGATATTAGAGGACAAAGCTCTGTCAAGAGATGACAGTCCTGTATTTTCGCCCAATTCAGCAGTGGTAAGCTGAGTGTTAAAAGGAGTCTTGGCGTTTAAATTTTCAATTACTTTTTGAATATTCTTATCACCGATTTTATCTTTCAAAATATCACTAGCCGCGCTTTTTGCACTTGCTTCTTGTCCAGCAGAGGTAAATTTATGCAATAAATTACCAGTTCCTTTTGCAGCTTTTGAAAGTCCTCTTGCCGCTGTTGGTGCAGCGAATGCTGATAAAAGATCAGCAGCAAGAGGATTAACTCCTACTTCTTGCATCGAGCCACTTCCTGCTCCAACAGCAGTACCTGTAAGAGTTGATTGCAACGCCTTTGCTGCCCCCTTTCCTTTGCCAATCAGTCCAAATGGGGCGAATACTGACGCCGTATCAGACATATTTGAGAACATTCTTTCCGCGGCATTTTCAGGTTCACGTGCTGCACCAATTCCTGTAAGCTCACTAGCACCTTCATAAGTTGGAATTCTTGAACTTATATCTATTTCAGGAGCAGGTTCATAATCACCTAATTTTTTTCTTTCTATATTAGTTTGATACTGAATAGCATCACCTAATACTCCAGCAGCCTGACTTGGTAAATTAACAATAGGTTTAACGAAGCTTTGTAAAAGCGTGTTTCTCATAAAATCGTGAGTATCGCTTAATTTGCCCGCCCCTTCGTATAAATAGTTTCCTATATTAGAGAGTATGCCCCCGTCTTCTTGATTCATCTCTTGGGGGATTTTACTCTCGTAATGAGATATATCAGGATATGCCATTACATTAGGTTCTTTCTTCTCGTAGTAAGATATATCAGGATATGCCATTTATTGTTGCACCAAGTTTGGATTCTGAGATAAGTAATGCTGAGCGTGTTCAGGAGTAACATTATAGTAAGTTTTGTTAATCGCTGGATCGTATAAGGTAATTCCGGTTTTTGGCTCAACCTTTTTCTCTAAGTTATCCGGCTCTTGCGCAAGACCCATCCTTTCTTCAACTCTTTTATTTACCTGCGTAGAATAGAAAGGAACTTTATTATTAAATTCGTCTTCTACAATCTCTTGTCTTAAGCTCCTCTCCTTTGAAGATAATTTTTCATTATTAATACGCTGTTCTAATTCTGCTATCGCAACCTCTGGTGGTTGATCCAATCCTGGTAATGATTTTATAAATAATTCTAAATCTAGGTTAGTGATTCTTGCCCCAAACATTTCTTTTAAACTACCAAATAAAGGCATACGTTTTAATAATATTTCTTTTTGAGCATCGTTTTTGCCAGCAGAGGCAGCTACATATCTAGATATTTTAGCCGAAAGACCTGAGCCTTGTTGCCAACTTCCCGCGTCTCTTTCCTTAGCAAGGACGTCTTTGATACTAGTTAATGCCTTGGTCGTTATTTCGGAAGTCTTATTTTTTTTGTATATATCTTCACTGTGGTCGATGTTTTTCTTATGTATATGATCTAAAGTTTTTTTATCATAAGTACCTTCATTACCCCCTTCGTTTCCAGCGGGTTTTGGTTTCATCAAATCATGATAGCGCGCTTGCTCTGCAAGCTGGTCTGTTGCCTGTTGCTTTTTAGTTGCAAATTGCTCTTCGTCAAAACCTCTTTTCCAATTTGTATCTTCAAGCTGACTCTGTCTTTGTTGCTCAGCTGCTTGACGATTTAGTATTTGATTAGCAAGAGCATTATTTTGAGTAAGAGCCGCATCCTCTGAATTATCATAATCACGAATTGCAGGAGATAAAGCTCTAGCAGCTGACCCGAAATTATTCCAAAAACCTTTTTGCCTAGGTTGCTGACCTATATTATCGCCAAAAGTAAGTATTGAATTTCTTAAGGCTCTATCTTGCTGCTGCTCAGTCATCCCGAGAGATTCTCTTGCACTTGAAATAGCTTTCTGAATCCCTGAATCAAAAGGATTGTATGGGGCTTGCTCTTGCGGTGCTTGCATCTGCGGTGCTTGCATTGGCGGTGCTTGCATTGGCATCTCTTGCCCCATATCGGGAGCTTGCTCTTGTTGAGCTTGACTTTGCAAATAATTTAAAAGTGCTGGATCCATGATTATACCTCTTTAAACTGTTACCGCGACCCAACCGCTTTGCTGATACGCTCTATAGGTCTCACTTGTTGAGTCATAATATATAAATCCTTTGACTTCATTTGCTGCTACTTGAACATCAATCGCCTCTCCAATTGGCAGAACGATTGGAGCGCTTCCAGGGGCGAGACCTGCACCAATAGTAGGAGTTGATAAAGTTCTATTAATCTGATACCAATTACCGTTTTGAGCGACTTCATAAGCATTATTGTTATTATGAAATATCATAAGTCCTCCCACATTTTCTAGTGCATCCCTTTGTTCTGTACTTAATCGCGGTAGATAAAAACCGTTATTTTCATTAGATTTTGGGTTTGCAACGATTTCAAAACCACCGTTGATACGTGTTATTGCTGGCTTTTCCATAAGATCCTCTTTTTAATTTTAAAATATAAAGATTCTTTTATGGAGAAGAATAAGTAACCTAATACGATTTTAAGTTTCGTAGAAACTAGACTAGCAAAGGTAAGTCCTTAAGAACTTGATAACTGACTGTGCAATCAAACTTTTGTGTATAACCATTAGTAAAACAAATTAAACTACTAACCAAGCTTGGATCTGGAGCTTCTTTATATTTTAGAATAATAGTTAATCCAAATTCAGCTACAATATCTACAGCTGTGAGAGGTTTAATCTCAAACTCAGGAATAGAAACTGTTTCAATAGGAGAAATAGTTGTTTCGAGGTGTTTTAAAGTAAATCTAATAGCCTCAGATCCTCTGTTGGTAACAAGAATACCCAGTACTACTATAGGATGCGCATCAGTCACTAAAATAGTAGTTGGCACTTCACTTAGATCAACAAAAGGGTTACTATCGTAATCAACAAAAACTCCCATAATTCTTTATTTCACCACCCCTTCTACAACACGAGGTTTAGCCTTATCGTCTTCCTCAACAGGAATCATTGCTTTTAATTCTCTCAATGAGACCTCAGTTTTATCGCAAAGATTACTTAAAGCTACACATCCGTTTTTATACTCAGGTAGTGATTTAGCATTTGTAGCAAAAAGCTGTGAAGTTAATGTCTGAATATATTGCAAATCAATCATCAAACTATTGACTACAATGCTTTTATTTTTTTGTTCTTCGATCATTAATTCAATATTGTTTTTCATAAAATTCCCTTTGTTTATAATTAATTGTTATTTCCGCTCGTAGCTCCGATTATCGTAATAATCTCATTAAAAAGAGTTATATTAGCCTGAATACTCGCTTTATCAGTGTTCGCTTGTGTTACCGAAGAATTAAATGTTACAATTTGAGCTTCAGTTTGAGTAATAGCAGCATTCAAATCGACTATATATTGATCTTTCTGCAGAATATATGCGTTGCATAAAGCTACCTCAGCATTTAAAAGATCTAATTGTTGTTGCTTAGACATAGTTTTTCTCTATCTTCTTTTAATAAATAAATCTTTTTGCTGTTCTAGTTACACTTAATGCATTTCTTCCCATTATTAATTCTCCCCATTCATCAATATAGATTCCTTGATATGTATCAGTACCCGTAGCAATAGTAAAATCCGCTACTTGTTTAAACGTAAGGCCATCTTTAGATATACCTAAATATTCACCATCTCCACCAGCAAGAAACATTGATAAAGCAGGTATCCATAAAATGAACCGCTTGTCATCTGTGGTATTAAATGCATTTGTATGAGTCGTCCAATTTATACCATCAGCACTTGTAAAAACATTTGTTAATACTCCGCCTCTTGGAACGGCTACGAAATACCCAAGTTCTTCAGAGAAGGCAACAGACTCTGCACTAAAAGTTGCTGCGGAATTAATCCAAATCCCAGTACCAGCAGTAGCTGCGGTTATATATTGAGGGCCATTACTGCCAACAGCAACTGTTACACCATTTCCAAAAGCAAACTCTCTAGCTTCTCTATCACTTGTATCAGGGTCATAAGAAACTCCATCTATTGAGCCATATATACGATTATTAACATCCGAGTGTCCGGCGTAAAATCTACTACTCTCAGAGCTGTATATAACACTAGAGGCACTAAACGTACCAGTGGTATTCGCGATTATAGACCAAGTTACACCATCATAGCTTCTACAAAAACCTGACCCTCCTGATTCTGTAGCAGAGAATACCGCTTCCTCATCTGACCAAGCGACACACCAGTTGCCTAAAGGCATATCCGCTACATTTGACCAAGTTACACCATCAGTAGTACTACTAACTCCACCACCTGTTATACAAGACCTTAAAAGAAGTTTAAGCGATGAAGACCAGGCAAATTCGTGACCAGTTTGTATCACCGCATCCTCAATGTAATTACTAGCTGTAGATAAATAAAGCTCTGAAGCGAAAGTTTCACTAGGAGAAGGAGTAAGAACCTCCGTAATACTTACCCCGCTATCTTTTATTGAAAGACCAGTTGTACCGTCAAATGTAACTATATTATCATCAACAGCACCGTTTGGGCCATCAACTAAATCGTTAATATTTATTCCACTATCTTTTATTAGTTTACCAGTTGCACCATTAAATGCAGCAAAATTATTATTAGTAGCACCTGCTGGGCCATCAACATCTCCTCCAGTGCCTGATTCAGCCCATGCATTATTTATTCTAACTTCAAGACTATTAGTATCAGTATTATATACAAATACTCCATTCTTAACATTTGGTATTGCATCTATTTGAGCTTGCGTTAACTCTGGAGCGCCAAGCCCATTATTTATGTTTGTAGGGCTTTGAGCCACGGAAACGCCAGAGAAGGTAGTAATAGCTGGTTTAGGCATAAAAGAATCTCTTAAATTTAATCAAAAAAATCTTTTATGGGAAGAAACATAACCAAATATACGATTTAAAGTTTCGTACAACTATTTATAATTGTAGTATATCACCTTTTTTCACTTTATGATTATAATGTTACAGATAAATTTATATTCTGAACTGTTATAACACTGGTATTATTAGCAGTGACAAAAATCTCTATATAATCATTGGTAGCAAACTCCACTGGAACTGTGACAACAAAATTCGTTATAGTATTACCACCCACCTTATTATAATTAGGTGATAAGACTTGCACCCCATTTTTATATACAGCCATCCCAAATACACGATTAGAGAGAGTTCCTGAAAAACTAATATTAGCATGCACAAGAGTTGTGATGTTATCTATACCAGTGTAAAGAAAACGGTTGTTTAAAGGCATAGTGAAATCATTCAATATAGTAGATACAGTTGTTCCCTCTGCTTTCACAAAATCATCTGCTATAAGTATAGAAGTAGTAACTACATTACCTACCATATATAAGCTGGCTTGCACTCCCGTAGGATTGCTATTTGCCGCGGTTAGTTGACCCTGCGCATTAACGGTGAAACTAGCATTGGTATAACTAGCTGGAGTAACCGCAGTATCGGATATACTTATTGAGCCAATAGTAGTAATAACGCCACCATCAAGACCCGTACTAGCTGTTATGCTTGTTACGCTTCCGTCTCCGTCACCACTTCCCACAGGGCGCCAGATAGAACCGTTGTAAATCTCTTGATTAGAAATAGTTGAATTATATCTACTCATCCCTTCAGCTGGGGCAACTGGACGCTCAGCGGTTGTACCTACTGGGATAGTTATAGAGCCAGTTCCTAAAAAGATAGGATCTGGCTTAAAAGTAGTTGTTATATTCGTACCAACATTTCCGCTACCTGTGACATCTGATACTAAAGTAACGAGTCCGCTCGTTGCTAAATCTGCATAATCTTTTGTAGCAGCATCTGTACCTAATATAGGAGTTGCTAGATTAGTAATTTTATTATTATTCATATCTAGATCAGACGATATGATTAGTGGCACAATAAAATCTATATTATTATCTTCTGTAAAACTTAACATATCAACGCCTGAAGACTGGGCATTAACAAAACTTTGAAGAGTTAAAGACCCGTGTGTGTCCGTATCAGTCGTTGTATGCGTCCATCTAAACCCAGATAATAAATTATTGCGATATTCCTCATTAAATTGCGATGGAATACCAACGCTAGGAATAAAACTATTTGTTATTTGTAATGCAGATAGTGGCTGCGTATAGTTAAATTGTTGCGTAGCTCCTAAGACATTTAGAGTCGGGCTAATCCCAGCTACAGTGATAGTACTCATTGGCATAATATTACTCCCATTTTATTTCAACGTTATCATTAAGTAAATCCCAGACCCATTTAGCGCTCACAGCATCATAATCCGCTTCTGGTGATGGGGCTATATCCTCGATTCTTCCACCTGAAACATTAATGTTAGAATCTAAAAAAAGCGTACTTTGTCCAGACACTCCAGCTGCACCAACTAAACCAGGTGAGCCAGGAAAACCAAAACCAGGTGCGCCAGTGTCTCCTTCACCCCCTGCTAAAGCAGCAGAAGCAAACGCAGCAGAAGCAGCAGCAACAGCGGCAGCAGAAGCGACAGCAGCAGCAAATGCCGCGTCAGCAGCAGAAGCAGCAGCCAAATTTGCTGCTGCTGCTATAGCGGCTAAACCAGCAACATTATAACCACTATCTCTAATATGGCGTCCTGATGAATCATCCCATATAGTGAGATTCAAAGGGATGACTGATTCTACTGGGCCAGCTACAAATTCATCTAAAATACCACTTTCTACGGGGCGATTAAAAAGATCTCCCAGCCATATCTTATTGAATGTTAGATCTGGTAAACTTTCAATTGGAATAACGGTTGATGGTTGAGCAATTCCTGCATCATCTCCTACTAATATCTTACCCGGATCGCATAATATTCTGCCAGTTACAGGTGAAATAAAATTATGTAAAACATCAAATTTCATGTCATTAACTACCCCAATTCATATTATTTAATTTTTTCATAAGCTGCGCATGTGGCAACACAGGATTAGATTCAGGATCGGTGTAAGATTCTGGTATTCTGGGGTTTTTAATCGCCTTCGGATCATCTTTTACAAGAGGAGGTCTGTTTTGCTCATTAGGGATATCTAAAAATGGTTTTCCAACTAAAAACCCAGTCCAAACCAAAGAGTCCCCTCTCCATTCCATCTGTTTGACTAAATCTTTATGATTAAAAACAAATCCGCTTTGATCGCAAACACCAACCGCGGATGGATTGTTAGGGTCTATAGTTACATACTTTCCGTGGCTTTTATTCGATCCGCTCATATATCCCCCTATTCTCTATAACTACTGTCATCAATTCCAAGGTGTATAGGGACGCTTTCTGTATCTTCATTTGTAGCAATAGTAAAAGATTGCTCGTATTCATTCTTTAGCATCTCGGCTAATGAAGGATTGTATTTTAAAGCTAAGTGCCAACTTAAGCCCCAAACTAAAGCAGGATAGAATCCTGAGGGAATATCAAGAGAGTTGGTATAAGATCCTGCATCTTGCATCATTTCTTTATACGAAATAAATAGGCAATTATATTGCTCTGAGGCAGTAGGCCATATATTTACAATAGGATCAGATTGACGATCAAGATAATAAACAGAAGGCCGACCTTGCAGATATTTATTTGGGTAATTATTGTATTCGTACTTACTTACATTGGTAATGGCAAAATCTAAAGTGTTGTTATTAAAATATATCTCTTGAATATCAAGAGGTTCATCTGAAAAACTACTAACTCTAAAGTACCTTGCATCATACGGAGTTGGAATATCAAACCATTCAATAACTCCCACAACAAGGGTGTGCTCATTAGGTAAAATTGACAATATAGTTACCCAATTAATATTATCTAAAGAAATCTCTACTAATAGGTTAGGGTTAGTTTCCACATTAGATTGAATACCAAAAAAAGTAATTTGTTGAGTTACCCCCTCCCCATAATCATATGTTATATCACCCCCTGGTGTAACTTGAGTACACGCAGTGCTAGAATCGCCATCAAATGCATTTGCAGCATTACCCTCACTAGAAGATGCAGTGCCGTTTAACTGGCGCGTTGATGTTCTAAGATTAGCTTGAATAATATCACTTACTTCAGTTGCTAACTTATATTCTCTTTGCCCTTCTATTAGCGTCATATAAAAGCTTTTTAAAGTCCATAAATTAATACTTTTACTCATCCAATCAAGAAGCAAGAAATTGATACTTCTTTTAGCTGAATCTAATTTTATAGGTTCTACAAATTCCCCAGAGATACCAATTCTTTCAAAAGCTTCCCTTATAATAAGTTCAACTTCGATAGATTGAAAATCATAAGTACCAGAGGTATTATGCATAGAAACATCTCTTTTTAAATTATATTGTTATTAAATAAAACCCTTTAACATCTCTGCTAGATTAACCTTGTTTCCAGTCGATGAATTTTTAGAATCATCGGCTTTTGCTTGTTGTTTTTCACCATGATGTCTGGCTTTTTTAGAGCAACTACCAGGTTTTACTTTAGTCATTGTAATCATGACTTCTCTTTTTGCTCTACTCTGCGACATAATTCCTCCTTAACTTTGTATAAATTTCATTTGAATTTCATCATCTATATCTAATATAGTACCTATTATTTCTATTAATAAGGATTTATATATCCTTACATCCTCAGGAGGTAATATATAATTATTCTCAGTACTAGCTGGCTTTAATATAATTAAATTTTTGTTATTTATTATATTATCGTTATATGATTCGCCATTTTCCTGAATATCATCTAACGTAGCGTAAATAATAGTTACAATTCCGGTTCGATTAAATGTAGCAAGACTTAATGCATAATCTATCACTGGTCTTTCTAGATTTATTCCAATTAATGGAAAATACCCATCTACACCTGTACCTATGCTAATATCTTGAACTGCTGGGCCAACAAAAACACGTGTAATTTCATCAAAAACTTCGGTGGTAAAAACAGTGTTGTTATTAGGCCCCGATATAATTTCTTGAATTTCCACCCCGTTCTGAATACCATTCACAAAGAATTGTGCCGCGGCTAGATTATTAACCGATGTCAATGAAAGAGAACGGCTATAACCTCGTTCTAGGAACGATACTTTTGCCCCAGTAGAGTTTACTAGAAAACCATTTAATTTAAGCGGATCACCTCCGCCGTCTGTATCCTGTAATAAGCAAACATCTTCTTCATTAGCTGCTGGAAATGTGTATTCTAAATTTCTTGACATGTTTACTCCTGTAATAATATAAATTCGAAAGTATCTGTAATAGGCAATAGAGAACTATTCACTTTTAATAGAACAAAATTAGTGATTAATAATGAATTAGCTAGTTGTGAGGTCGTTTCATTCGCAAGTCCAAAAGCCGGGAATAATTGCGCCGTCTGATTCAAAAAAGGAATAAAGTTATTATTAATCTGATCTAGCGTTTGAAATAACGAATAATTAATAGTAGAACCTACTGGCAATAACACTTGAGCAGAATAATTAATAGTATTTGCTATAGTGTTAATTTCCAATAATGGTAAAAATCCAGCATCACCAGTGCCAGCTTGAATACCTGAGACTGCTGTACTAGCTACTACTGACGTTATAGTGTCATAATATTTCGTGCCATATACTGTATTATTGTTAGGGCCACTAATGGTCTCTGATACATACCCACCATTTTGTAGCCCAGTAATAATAAAATTCGTAAGGCTTAAATCATTAATAGAAGTAAGCGATACAGATCTTATCATTCTTGCTCTAATAAAAGAGATTTGATCGGGAATATCGGGATTAAGCAAAGTACCATTTAATAGCAAATCACCAGGTATAAGCACATCCTGCAAAGCAGACACAGCCGATAGATCCTGTACTGGCCATTTTAATTTTGTAAATACTGTCATTAATACACCTTATTCAACGATATAAACAACCTCGGAGGGAATGAGTCCGAGGCTGCTTAAGCTTAATTATTAAACTCCAGGTGAACCAAAGATTCCACGAGGATTAGACACACCGAAAGAATATCTTTCAGTCGCCTTAACCATGATGTTATCTGTTGCGAAATCAACATATGTATCAGTTTCAACAGCAGATCTTTGAAAATGCTTTAGCCCATCTTCTGCATCAGTAAGTAAGAACCAAGCAGAGGGTGAAGTAAGATATTGGTTGATTTTGTAGCCACCGGGAATGTAATCATTATGATATAAAGCGTTTATATCATTGTTGGCTACATCCACACGAAACTTAGAATCTAAGAGTCTTGATGCTGCAAATTGCAGCTCACGTGGTAGTATTAGCTTTTTAGGCATAGTTTGAGATAAAATACCACTTTGCATAGGGAATTTTTGTATCTCAATGATAGCTTGTTCTACACCTGCTTCACTAAAGTCAACCGTAGCCTGTCCTTCTAATGAATTAGAGTATACTCCGCCATCAATTGGATGATTCCTTGAACATACAGGTTGACCATCTCCGATAGAGTGAGCTGGATTAAAAGCATTGTTCAAAATATTAGCACCAAAAGTATTTTTAGTAGTAGCTAATGAACACTTAAGTGACCTAGTATTTTCAGGGAATTGTCTCTGATATTGGTTGTCGTC